TTCTCTTGCCAGCTTCTCAGCGCCACCCCCATCTTTTATGTAGGCTTGAAAGTTAGTGTGGGCTCTGTGTAGCAAGTAATTTCTTTTTGTGGTGGGGTAAGCGTCTAGTTCCTTACTTTCAGGGTCAAGCACAGCCCTGCCAGCCGCTTCTAGCTGCTCACTGCTAATTTTTGTCGCGCCTATCTCTTGTGAATAATCGTGTTTATCCATCGCACGCAAAACATTTGCCCTCTCCTGTGGAGTTGTGGATTTATAGTTTGCAAACTTACCATCCTCGTCAAGTTCGTGGATGCGGTTGCGAAAGGCTTCCTTCTCTTCGTCACTCGCCGTATTTTCATACGCATAAGCAATATCTTGCAGACTTTGCTTATCAGTCGCCCTATCAAGTTTTGCGATGACTTCTTTTTTCTTGCCAGCGCTCAAAAACCCATCTTTCTCAACAAACTCTTTCTTTTCTTTAGTAATCTTATCGCGCTCTGCAAAACGGTCAGGCGGAATTTGCTTGAGACTCTCTGAGTGTTCATCTACTACAGATTTGCTCAAGCCTTCGGTATAATTTTTAGACATACCTTCTGCTATGTTCTGGCGTACCGAATCAGCTTCTGCGCGCGTGCCAAGGAAGCCATCAAGATGGCTTGAGCCAACCTGCTCTTCCATTCCTTGCAACGCTTCGTGCTTCTCCTTCCAATCCATATTTGGATTGTCTATAATTCCCTTTGCTTCTTGTTGAATTTTTTGTAATTGTCCTCCCCTAACGTGTTCTGCTATCCCTTGTGCAAACTCGCCAGTACTTCCAGCTAAAGAAGTTATACCTGATTGCAACGCCTCCGAACCAGCCATCGTTGAGTGTGAGGCATCTTTTAAGTTGCCAATAATGCTACCAGTCTTGTCTTCAGTAATAAAGGTTGGCTGTGCCATAAAAAAATATGCTAACTAAATATATTGCCCAAACCACTAAGGAATCCGCCAAACGCTTGCTGCTGTGCCGAAGTCGCCATAGCATCAGCTGACAGTATGCGACTTTGATAGTCTGCGGCAACTTGCTGCTCTGTCAACTGATACTTTGTTTGTGCGCCAGCAACCGCAATATTAGTCCCTTGTGAGGCTGAGCCACCAACCGCACCAGAAGCTGCATAACTGGCTTGTTGCTGTCCAATCTGCGCGCCTGCTTGTATTTTTTGCTGTTCAAGGTTGGCGTATTCAACTTGTGCGCCAATAGAGGCGGTTTTTTTCATCTGTTCGGTCATAGCAAGCACAGAATCAAGTGCCTTTCGGCTCGCACCCATGCTTAAACCAAAGCCGACCCCTTTTGATATAACCCCAAGAGCTTCTCCACGCGACATAGCTATATTTGTCTCCTAAACTCATCAAGCATAGCATCACGTTGCAACTCTTGTTCTTTATTAAACTTTTTTTGCAACTTACTCATTTCAACATCGCAATTAAACTTTACTTGCAACAATGTAGCAACAAGTCTTTGGTCTCCAGCGTTGCGAGCAATGGCAGTCTTTCTGTCAACCTCCACAGCCTTTTTATGCAACGCAACCATCTCCTGCTCTGTTGTAGTTAATGCAGAAATGCCGACACCCTTGTCGCCAACGTTTGTTGGTGCTTTATCGGATAAAGGCTGGGCGGCTGCTTGGTAATTGCTAGGCGCAACTTGGCTCGCTTTTGCTAAAGCTTGTTTTGCTAAATCATCACTTTTCTTTTGTTCAACAGCTGCTTCAAATAATGCAGAGGCGTAAGCCAAACCTGCGGCACTTTTAACATCGTAAAGCTTGCTTGTTGCTAAGTTAATCTTATCGATAGCATCATTATCAAGATACTGCGCAAAAGAAAGTATGCGGTTCTTTGCCGTTGCGATGGCTGTTAGGTCTTGCTCTTTCTTTTGCTTCTCTCTTAATTCTGTAAAAACGTCCTTTCCGTCATCAGCGGATGATGTGGTTTGTGATGGGTCTGCACCAGTAGTAACTACATCAGTCGCAGATGTAGTTTGTGATGGGTCTGTGCCAGTAGTAACTACATCATCGTCAAATTCTTGGTTCATACAATATAGTTTAAATTATCTATTAGCTCATAAGAAGGGCGAAAAATCGCCCTTCTTACAAGGGTTAGTGCTTATTGCAAGCAACTTAACTACATTATCTAAAAAGTCAAGTCAAAAACATTTGTTAAGTATATACAGTTGGAACTGGCGTAAATTTTATTAGATTTGTTCCACGTGGAACAAGTTTGGTTTTCTCCGTCTGCGTCAAGTCCCTAAGTTGCTCAAACGAGTTTCTGTATTCATCGTGCATCTCTGCGGCACGCTTATCATTATTCACAACCCTGCAAATTATCTCGCCTGCAATTGAATTAACATAAGACCAGAAAGGCAAGGTAATCAGAGTATCCTCAGTCACGTCCTTAATATAACGTACGGTCAAAACTTCACCAACGCTACTATCAACGTATAAAGAATTTTCTTCCAAAGAAAAGAATGCCTGTCTTATGTATGCGTTGTCAAGGTCTTCTCCAGCAGTGCGACCAGTGGGTGGCATACTATTATAGGCTAGCTTATTGACAATGCCCTCAATGTACACAGCTCCAGCAGGGTAAGGGAATATATTAAATGCCTGACCAGTATATATGCTTATTGGGGCAGTGTCACTAAGAGCGCCAACCGCGCTAAGATTATCAAAATACGAAAAGAATAAACAGCCATCACTGCTCATCGCATTAACAGTAAGTGTTCTTAGAATTAATTGCCTCGCATTGTCAAAGCCGCCAGTTTTTGCATCGTCTTCAGTGTAAGAAAGGCGAAAGAACGCATTGTCAATCGCCTCTCTTACAGTTATAGTTTTTGCCACAAGTAATTTTAGTAGTAAATTCCATTAACTGCTTTTTGGTTAAAAGATGCTGGTTTATCACTTTGCCTGATCGGTTTCATCTTTTTAGTTGTTGGCACTGCATTGACAACCAAACGAGAAAAAGTCATTGGATTTGTTGCACTTGTATTGACAAGAGCCATAACCAATTGTTGTGACCTAGGATCGAAGCTAATACCTGATTGTGCCATCTCATATAAAATGTCTTCAAAGCCCCAGCAAGCTGTTGGCGAGTTGGGTAGAATAGTTACAATTGAAGGTGCGGCTGTGGCAGTATCTGTAAGAGCATCAGTGAAATGAATTTTTAATGCCCTTCCAGAAAAGCCAAGTACTGTATCCAAACTTTTAAATTCAATGTCTGCATCTGTAGGATAGCCTGCTGTGTTTCCGTCAAACACCATATCAACTATAGCCAAACCAATTGCTGGCGCGCCAGTGAAATCAGTAATACTTGCGTTGAAAGAAGAAAATTGCGAGTAATACGAAAAAGTCGCATCCGCAACGCCTGCCCCAGCCAAGCCACACAAAAGCAAAGCATCGCCAGCTGGCAATGGTAGAATTGGTTGCAAAGATGGATTACCATACTCCGTTCCTGCCGCAAGCGTCAATGCAAAGCCACCATCGATCTTGGTCTCAAGCACATTTCTGCGCTCAAGAGACTTCATACCTTTTCTAACTGTAGGTAAAACAGTTCCTTCTCCAGCCATATATAACTTTAACTTAAAATTAACAATCAATTATTTATTTTTAGGTTGTGCCGCACTAGCAGGTTGTGCATCAGTAGTACCCTCATTGTTCTTTTTCAACGCTTTCGCTGCGTCTTCAAGTGCAATGTTTGCCCTAATTGCAGAACGCTCGACATTTTCTTTGTTTTGCTTCTCTGCCTCGATAGCTCCTAGCTGTGCGTCAACGCTTGCCTCTGCGTTAGAGTGAGCCTTCTTGTTGACCTCCTCAACAGCTTCCATACTGTTGCGATGTACAACAACTTCGCCGTAATTTCCACTCTTGCGTGCTTCACGATTCCAGTTTCTGCCTTTAACCATATCAGCCTGCTCTTTCATATTAGAGCCAAACATTGTGTGGAACTCTCTTTGCATATGCTTAGTTGCAGGATCAGATCCAAGCGTTGTCAACGCATTTCTTCCAGCTGCCATAGCTTGTTGCTGTAAATCTGTAGTCGAGACAACGTTATAAGCCCCAGATGTTGGACTTCCAGTAGTCACATTACCTAAGGTTATCCACTTAACAAATTCTTGGTTGTTATAGCTATCAGAAGCGAGAACTTCAATATTAATAATACCAAGGTCAGTTTTCTTTGAAATTGCAAAGTTAATATAAGTTAAGATACTACCTGGCAATGTTCCAAAACTACCATTTGGAACAGGCGTAACTTGAACTGTAGAATGATACTTACTCCTTTCAACTTCTGTAAAAATTGGGAAGGCATTATTGTCAGTCCTCTTATTTTCAAACACTTTTCTCCTTCCATCGTGTTCGCCAAACATATTAGTAGCTTCAAGCTCAAATACGGCTGTGCTAAACATCTTGATGTTCATACAAATTTCGCCAGTCGACGAGCCTTGCTTTGGAAGAATCCAGCCAGCTTGTGCGAAATGCACATCTGGCAATACCAAGAAGTACACACCGCCACTGCCCCAAAAAGGATCTGACTTGTAATACATTGGGCCGCCACCAAGCTGTGGCAACATTCCGCCTTGTCCAAAAGACACTGGAATTGGCTGTTGACCAACGCCTGCACTTGTTGGTGCAATACCAGTGTCTTTATACAAGAAAACTGGGTCTCTTTGTAATTCAAAAAATTGTGAAGCAGGAATAACCATAACCCTGTCTCCGCTCATAGCAGCCCCAGCACTAAAAACTATTGTTGCTTGCTGCTCTTGCTGCTGCTTAACAGCGAGTAAATATGTTCTATGTGTCAAGACCGATGATGCTGTACCAAGGGCATTTGCATCGTTAGCCGCGCCGATAGAAGGATAAAATTTTGCACCGCCTGCCTGAGAAATATAAATTGGCTCATTTGGTTGACCAAAGAACATATCTGTATATGTTCCGCCCATTCTTGCAATAAGCTCTCCATCGGTTTTTCTATCATCAATGCGGTACAATCCACTAATAGCTGACATCCAAAGTGGCAACTCGGCTTGCGTTCTGTGATATTGTTGGTCTTTCAAAGCAACGAATATTGGGCTTATGCCATAACCTGCGCGCATCATATTAGAGTCAGGTTCGATTGCCGTTGATTCAATTATAGCTGATACAACATTTGTCTCCACATAAACAAAGTCAGGTATTCTACCTACTGGAGGCATACCTGTTGTACTTGGTAAGCCAAACGCAATCCCACGCTGACCGCCAAGCATCATAACTGGCTTGACATACTTATTAACATTGAACGGATCTAACAAGTTCGCGTCCATTGTAGATTCCATTGGCGACAAGGAAGGGCCGCCCCAAGGCAACACATTCATTATAAAGCCAACATAAGAGTAACCACCTTGCAATATAGAAGCGTTGCCAAGCTGGTTTACTCTATACGGTGAGCCGTCATTTGTGGCTGGAAACTTATAATCACTTCCACCAGTCATTGGTGGCGCGTTTTTCGCATCCAATGCAAACCGTGGTGAAGCAGAGTTTTCAACTCCGAATGCACTTTTATAAACTGCATCAGGATTGTAAATCACTTTATCAGCCTGCCATCTGGAATTTTTAGCCTCAGCTTCCATCTTCTCAGCATACGTTGCAGTGCTTTCAACCTTATACGGAAATTCATTAAAAGGAGGTAAGGAGCCGCCAACGCTTGTTTCAGGGATCATAAAAAATTTTTGTTATTATATAACACACATCCAGCACTATAAAGATAAAAAAATTAAAAAAAAGCATTATTGTTGTTGCTGTTGTCCTCCAGCCTGTTGCGCCTGTTGCTGTGCCATTTGTTGCTCTTGCTCTTCTTTCTTCAGCTTCTCTGCTTTTTTTATATCTCTTTGGACTTCCTCGATTGGCTTAACAAACTCTGCGATGTTATGTAATTCTGCAAATCTTTCTTGAAGCTTAAAGTAATTAATGCCCATGGCCGCCTCCACACTAACTTGTCCAACTTGCATTGCATAGTTTGTTAAAGCCATTAAAGACTCGAGCTCCATTTGCCTTTGTGTCGCAGATGTATTAGGCGTGCATACAATACCGACAAGGCTAGTATCAAGTTCACCATCAACAAACAACTCTTCAATGCTTTTTTTAACATCTTTATCTAACTCCCCCTCAAAAGTAGAATAGACAAGAGTTGAAACTAACGGTACGATAATATTCGCTAGCAACTTTCTTATTTTTGTGACTGCTTCTTCGGTGTAAGCTTTTAAGCCAATCCCAGCGGCTTGTTGCCGTGAACTAAGCTCTTGTGCAGTCATTCTATCAACAGGCTGTTCAAGATAGCCCTCTCCAACGCTGCCAAAAAAGTCTTGAAACCAAAGCAAAAGCTCCTTTTCCACTTGCAGGACGTTTTCTATTGGTGTTGTTAGGAGTATTTGTTGTACAGGTATAACGCCAGCCGCAGCATCGTATTTAAAAACCCTAGACGCAGCTGCGTAAGGATCTGCCAGTCTTGCGTTAAGCTGGTTGCTAGTATTATTTGCCAACCCTTTATCCACTGCCAAGTCAGGTTGTAGCATCTTTTCAACCGCCCCATTAAGAGTTGCTTCTAATTTGTTTAAAGCAGAAAGGCGATGTAGTACTGCGGCTAAGGGTGGATAGCCATACGAATCGGTATCTCTAGTATTAATAGCTATCAAGCCAAACGGCGGATACGACAAAACCTCCCTATCTTTGTCTCTAAACTCCAACACGCCACAAAGAGACTTTGAATACTTTAATTCTTCAACGCTAAGAGCGACATTGACGCCGTTGCCATCAGTGACGTTTGTAATTGGGTATGTTCCATTATCAACTACGGCGGTCTGCTCCCATGTGATAATATTGTCTTTAATTACACGAGTTAAGCAGTAAATAACTGTCACGCCTCTATCTAGCTCCTCTACTTTTGGTATTTGTGTTTTGACATCAACCTCTTTTCCTTCCTTATCTCTCGTCACAAACCAAGTATTAAACTCGTGCAAGGTATGGACTTGCTTGTAAAAATACCTAGTGTATTCTCTAGTTTGGTTATCCAACTCAGCAAAGATTGAGCCGGGCGGAACAAACTTTACAACTGGCTTCGCTGCGTAATCGCGTAAAGTAACATTGTATCCTGTTATACCAAAGCATAGTAAAGATTCTAGCATATCCTGCAAAGATCCTGATGAAATATCAAGTAGTCCGCCAACAAGCATACCACTGGCGTATAGACTGATTTTGTCAAAAAACGCACTATACTCTTTTTTCTGTGCATCGTTGAACTTTTCTGGTATTGGCGGCAAAACTTTAATCTCTGCTGTGGCGAGGTCATTAATCGCTTTAACGACAATGTTTTTAATCAAAGGCGAAAGTAATCCGCTTGTCCTGTACTGCTTATCATTTTGGCGGATTGTGCCAGAGCTAATATTAGTGTATACACCACCTAACACATATGGCCCGATTTGCATTGCCAATAAATCGTAACGGTCGTAAATATATGGCACAACCTGTAAAAGTTTACTACCGCCAGCGCTTGAGGAGACGTGAATTATCCAATCAGATCTAAGACGCATCTCTGATGCACGGATTTTGCGTGCTAGCTCCTCGCTCTCCTTTTCGGTTAAATCTTTAATATTCATACTATAATATTTTTATGCTATGCTCTTTAACCATTCGCCTTCAACTGTAAAAAAGTCAAACTGTTTCTTTAAACCGAAAGGAAGCGAATAGTAAAGTAATGCACAGGCGTCCATTCGGTCAGGCGAATGGCGTAAGCGTTTCTTCAGTGCTGCTTTCTCTTCCAGAGTAAACTTTCCACTCTTCTCGGTTGCAAGAATAGAAGTAAGCTCTGCTTCAAGGTTAGTGTCATCTGGCAACTTAATTGAGCCAGCGTCAATTGATTTTCTCAAAAGGCTGTACATTCTGCCGCGGTGATTGGTGTAATCATTCGCATCCATCTTTTCATTACTGCTTCTTCCAAATGTTGCTTGAACAAACACATCCTCAAGTGATACTTGTTCAGTGTCAATAAAATACTTATATTCCTTTGCCAATTCGTGAAAATGTCCAACATTAACACTCCCCCCTGCCTCCGATAAGTCAACATTAACAACAGCAGGTTTAAGCCTGCATTGTTTACTTAATTCAACTACACGATTAAAAATAATTTGGTAGTACTCCCTTCCCACCGCTCTTGAGTGTCGCAGAGTCTCTAGGTGAAATACATTACCACTAACAAGCTCCTCGTCTTCATCGTAAAAACCACACAAACAAGCGATAGCAATTTTGTCTGTAGTATAACCAAGGTCAATACCCATAACAAGACTTGGCATTTTGTTGTAGCGCGAGGCAAGCATTGCAATATCTAAAGGCGCGCGCTTTAAAGCTTTACGACAAGCCTCTTCTTGAAAGAAAGTTGATGCTTCTGCAGATGCCACAGCATCGTCAAGGCAGCAAGGATACTCACCCCATAGTTGCCTTTGTTGTAGCTCAGTGCCTCTGCCGACCTTGTCGTTAATCCAGTGCAATTGCTCTCGGTCAAGCGACTCTGGCGGTATGTTATTCGCTTCAAGATGTTCTAAAATGTGCGGATATGGCTCCCATTCATCTGGGATCGACTCTGTTGACGACCTCGCAGATACATCATCAATCCACTTAAGGAAGATAAACATATATGCGTGAGTTCTTGACTGATAAAAGCTCGCACCTTTGTTTGCTGCTTCATAATCAATAAAACCACATTCATCCATCAATTCGTAAATACAGCCCCTCCTACCATCAAGTGAACTTTCAACTACTACATACTTATCGCTTTGACCTGAAAGCGTACTAAGCATCTTTGCCATATTATACTTTGAGTAAGCATAAGCCTCCGAGCAATGCAATGAGTGTAGCTGGGAACTGACAAAAGGTTGCATTTTTCCTTCTCTGTCACTGTGTACACTAGTTTCCATATTGTGTCCATAGATAGTAGAAACCATATATTGCCTTTTTGCTGGTGCAAAGAGCCAATCGTGCAACCGAGCATAAGGCTCTTCGCATATCATTCCTGTATCTCTTGTGTAGAGTAATCGCAGAAGGCGAAGGCTATAGCACTTCTTTTTACACTTCAATAATATCTCTCTTGCTTTATCGATATGCACTACAGTACCACAATTTCGTAAACCGCTTCTTTCGCCATTACGAACTTTTGTATGCAAGCCAATATGACATTCAAGAATAGCGCATAGTGTTGAAGCACCAGTCTGCCGACCTTTTGGAAGTACTATGTGGGTATTCCCTGTTTTTTTAAATTGTTTTATTATTTCATCACATACGGCTCTTTGGTGAGGGTGCATTACAAAATAATCCATACCGCCACCATCTTTTTGTTGAATGTCGTACAGAAGATGGCAAACAGCTGGGAAGCTTTCTCTGCTAAATAATTCATCTTCATTTAGCATATAAAGTAAATATTCTGTGCTTTGAACATCGAGATCGAGATATTCCGCCATTGCCTCTTTGTGGCGTGCTATATCAAAAACCCCTGTCCACTTGCGCATTTCGCCGTCTAAAGGGCGTACAGCAAATGTCTTTTTACTGACTCTCATTTTCTTTCAAAACTTTATTAACTAACTCCTGCCGTATTTCGTCTAAAGTTTTCTGCATCTCCGTGGTTTTAACGCCAAGTTGCTTAGCTTCATTGTTCATTTGTCCGACAAGGCTATCTAATGGTCTTGTGTCAACGTCAATAGCGGATTTTTGCGGATAGAGCGGTCTAAGCATCTTATCATAACCAACCAGCTGTAACCCCAAGCGTTGGCTGTCTTTGCTTCTCTCCATTAGAGAAATATACTGGTCTATCCAAGGTTTGATTTTGTTTTGCAAAGCCCAGCGCAGATTCCATTCTAAGCCACCATTACTTGCTGGTATTAGCACACCAACTTCAACAGCTGTTGCAAAAAACTGTGCGCGCTCGATTTGCAAGCTACCAAAAAGTAGATTAATTTGGTTTTGTAAATCATTAGAAGCTTCAATAATATTTTCACTAAGAAGGACTGGCAACGCTTTGTCCTTCTTAGTGAAAGATTTTTTTTTCGTCACTCGAAAGCTGCTATAAATCCTTCAACCGCATCCTGTAAAGGGATATCGTGGCTGCATTCAATCTCAATTGAAGCATAACTATAATCGTTAGAAGGATTTAATGCAAAGTCCAACTTTCCATTAGCGAGTACGCCATCGGCATCGCCCCAATTACAAAAATAAGTAACCCCACTAATCGTTTTGCCAGATTTTGAAGTAGCTAAACCTAGCAGTAAGTTTTGTAGATTTTTATACAGTACGTTAAATTCGAGGCTGTTTTTATGTGGCAACACTAAATCAATCTTACCGTCAGTGTCAGCAGAAGGGGCGTGGTATTTAAATGGCAACAGCAATGTAATAAACATCGCGTTCTTTGCACCGCCAGTAGCCTCGGTGTAAGTTGCCTTACGCAATTTTTCTTCCTGCTTGCGGTCAAAGAAGACCTGCCCTGTAACGTTTATTGTTCCTTTGTCAGTAAGTAAGTGTTTTGGCACTTCTGCATTAAGACGCGGGTCATATAGCAGAGAAGGCAAAGTAACAGGTTCTTGGTCAAATAATTCGTGGAACTCAGTAGGCTTTGTCCTAAATACTGTTAAGCCACTACTGTACTTCATTGTATCTTCAGTAACAATACCATCTTTGCGTTTGTCAGGGTAGCTAGCGTATCCAATACCTGACTTTGTGGTTTGCTTAGAAAGGATGAAATCCTCGCCCTGTATATTTGCGAAGCACTCCTCTACGGCTTTATATTCATCGTAACAACGAGCATTATCTTGTGGTAGTAAGTTATCGCAATTATGAAAAGAAAGCAAGTTTGGCAAGTCGCTGTAAAATGTATGCATAATTTTATCAAGCCAAGTCTCTTTTTCTAATTCCAAGTAGACATTGATTAATGTTATAATATTTTTTGATAGAGCCATAAGTTCTGTTGCGCAAGACAAGTTTGTGCATACATCTTGATTTGCATAATACGAGCTTAATTGCTCATCTATATCTTTATCGAAAGCTTCTAAGGCAACAGTAATAATTGTAGAGCATCCGTTAGGTTTAAATTCCGTGGTGTAGATTTTTTCTATTTGTGTATGGAAATCTTTTCCGTGTTCTAGAGCGTCAAACGCAGTATTTTTTGAGCATTCTATTGCTTTGTTAAAAGTGTTATCTATTATTTGATTAAGAATCTGTTTTCTTCCTGCAAGCATAGTTTTATCGCGTTGTGCAAGAGCAGATAAGATTAATTTATTGCTTTCTGTAACATCAATCGTCATATTGTTCTCTTTTCTTCTTGGGAACTGCCCAATCATTTTTTGTGTTTCTTCTTGGTTGATGTTGCTGTAGTAAACCATTTTGTGAACTCTAAAACCTAGCTGGACTGCTAGGTTTCGTTTTTCTACAAAAGAAAACAAATCACTGAACGGTGTAAGTTCTTTAGGAATGTCGGACATTGTGTATAAATCTTAATTATTAATAACTTTGTCTACATAACAACGTTATTAATAATAGTCAAGTGTTTATTGATGGAGAAAGAGGCAGAGGGAGATTTAAAGTGCATATAAGCTGAATTTGAGACACCCCCCTCTTTCAATATAAGTCCTATACTAACAATAGATAAATTATATTTTCCGAAAATATATAAACCACTTCTCCTTTCAAGAATAAGTCAATGGGATACCACAAAAATTCAACTGAATGGGGACACGCACAGATGGGCAAGCTCAATTGCTACTCACGAGTATGCAACAGTTCACATAAGAGTCAAGTGATTTTATAAAATAAATCATATGTTTTTTGTGTGCAGTGCAGTAGTAGTGCAGGTGCAGTGCATACAATGTTCCACGTGGAACACAAGCGTTAAATGCATAAATCTTAAAATAGTATTTGACTAATAGAAATAACAAGCTACTATATTGTTGTAGCTGTTGTAGCTACATATAACAACTTATACAATTTTATATGATTAAGAATTTTACAAAATATTTCACATTCGAGTTGATGCTAGTACTTTTTTATCCTGTTACTATTGCCTTTCACGTTATAGATGCAAAACACGAACAAGTGCGCAAACACGCGTACGAGCAGTGTATAAACAGTGTGACTATAGACAACTTAGAGTGGGTCTTAGACGGCGGGTGCAAAAAGCTTCTACAGAAATAAATATTAAAATAGTATTTGACTAATAGAAATAACAAGCTACTATATTGTTGTAGCTACATATAACAACTTATATTCATTTTTTATGGCAAACTATGCGCGAAAGCTACAAGAAAACTGTTTGTGATTTTCTTGACGACTTACTTGACACAAGAACACACCGCTTTGGCTTTGTTGACAAAAGCCTTTGGTCTGCAAACTTACTAGAAATTGAGGTTTGCCTGAGGAATGAAGACGAGGTGTTCTTTACCAAGGCTGACGGAAGCCTTACTACACTTGCTACTTTCAACAAAAATCCAAATCTTTACACAGAGGTTGACCGTTGCGCACTTACACGCCTTGCAGAAAAGTACGCTTGCTTCTCAATCGCCCACTTGCAACAAGCTGTAGACGCTAACGCCCTTGAGCTTAAATGCAAAGCAGCACACGCAATAGAACAAAGATACAGAGGGAACTACTATTCGGCACAAGTTGTTGAAAGCAAGCTTGGTTAGTTCCACGTGGATCATTTCTTATCTTTACTTACCTACCTAATCTTCACTTACATAGAAGCCAACCACCTCGCCTCCTTCTCGAGGGCTTAACGGCGACAACACCCTTGCAAAAGAGTAGAAAAGCTAGTGTTTCTCTACTCTTTTGCCCTCTTTTTCCGCTTTTTCTACCCCCTTCTACGCTGACCACAATCGCCCAGTGACCACAATCAGACCGTAATAAGACCGTAATAAATTGGCAGAAAGTTCAGTGTTTCTCTACGGTGACCGTAAAGACCATAATAATATATATATACTATACGTACGCACACACACATACACGCACACACACATACATACACGCACACGCACACACATACACATAATGACTTGAACTTTATTATGGTCTTTACGGTCACTGTAGAGAAACCCTAGCTTTTCTTCAATTTATTACGGTCTTATTACGGTCTGATTGTGGTCAGCTTGTGGTCAATACCTTGCAAAAGAGTAGAGAAACACTACACTTTTCTACAATTTATTATGGTCAGGTTATTACGGTCAGGTGCAGTGCAGGTGTTGAAGCCAAACAAATTAATAAATCTTAAAATAGTATTTGACTAATAGAAATAACAAGCTACTATATTGTTGTAGCTACATATAACAACTTATATTCATTCTTTATGGCAAATCCACTACCAGCACGACGCAAACCACGGCTGAGACCGTCTACCGAGCCTGTAAGCACATACCACGCAAACGGTATGATCAAAAGCCTTACAACCTTTCACAAGAATGGCAAGCCAGCCAAAATTACCCTCACCAACGCCGATGGCGAGGAGGAAGGCTTACAATACACTTTCTACAAGGACGAAGGCAACCTTGCTTCCGTTGTGCCAAAACACAAAGGTCTAGCAAACGGCTTGGTAAAAACCTTCCATCCTAACGGCGAGACACAATCCGAGTGTGTATTCTCGAATGGAAAGCCCATCGGCGTATCTACACAATACAACACAGAAGGTGCATTAACCCGCCGCCACTACTATGTAAACGGTTTACGCGATGGCATATGTAGCGACTACTCAAACGATGGAGCGTGCCTTTTGCGCCGCGTGCTATACAAACAAAACCAAGAACTAGTAATTGAAACCTTCTACAAAAGCAATGGGCAAGCCGACCGTATTGAAAACTACAAATTCGTTCCTGCTAGACACCCTAACTCAATTGCAGCACGCATCCAAGACGGTCTCACCATAGCATTTTACGAACACGGCGGCAACACGCGCAGCGAATTAAACTACAAAGATGGCAAATTCAACGGCAGGTGCGCTACCTATTACGAACGCGATGGCAACACGCAGGCGGAGGGGCTTTGGTTAAATGGCAAAGAGGACGGCGTCCATACGCGCTATTATGAAAACGGTGACATTGAACAGCAGATACCCTTTGACGCTTCGCGTTGCGACAATACCTATGGGCCTTACGGCGAAAACTCAAACAGACACGGCGTCGCACGCTACTACTACGATCGCGCCATCGGTGGCGGTGCGAATTGTTTAAAGCAACTAATCACCTATGACCAAGGCGCTGTAGTCGGCTTGCAAGAGCGTTACAACGCCGATGGCACAGTTTTTGAAAGCTACATAGCTACCAAAGAACAAAACGCAATAAAACGCCGTTTGCGTGCGCAATTAAGCAACAGCGACTGTGTAGCTATTAAATACCCTAACGCAGAAGGTGGTTTTACCTTTCTACACAGATCCAAACACACAGTTGGCATCGACTTTCTTGCACACGAACTATCTTTACTACCACTGGACATACAAGTAAAAGCAGAAGCAGTTTTTAAAAAAGACTGCACCAAGCAACCCATGCCCAAGCAAGCCGCACGGTTGGCACACCGAGAAAACAGCGCGCCACGCATACCTTTTTCTATTAACGATGCTTACAGCGAGCTTGGCTTACTTGGCAAAAGCGATGCACAACGCGATAGCATCACAGCAACATACTTCAATTTCGCAGTAAAGTGGATTGAAAAATTTGACTATGTCTTTAATCGCAAGCGTCCAGTAGCAAATTACCAGCACAACAAGACTCAAGCCACAATGAAATACCGCGATCTTTGTAAGGCTGCCGTTGCACTCAAAGACACAGATGTAAAGCAAACAAGAATAATATTAGCAAGGATATTATGGCAAGCAGGGTATAGTGCTGTGTTTAAAACTCTCAACCTACACAGCATCGGCTTGTCTGTGTGCGACTGCCAAAGGCTGTTACGTGGACACAAAATAAAATGTCCGTTTTAATAAAAAATCACTTGACTACTATATCAGTATAGTGCTATACTGATATAGTAGCTTGTCTGTGCAGTAATGATGCCCAGAAGGATGTAAAAAATGCTAAGGGGTGCGTGCCACGCGCCCCTTATTAACCAAATAAGACGCAGATTTTATGGCAATTTTTTACTTTAACAGGGTTTCGGCAAAAAGCGGTAAAATTTTACGAAGAGAGCGCGTCTGGTCTTGCTCAACTTTACTTGGCACCAAAGGCGCTTTATATGATGCGATTTTTTCTGCAAGCCACGATAGCGCTGATTCGCTATCGCATTTTTCGCCTGCTACAAGTAATTTAACAGAGTGTTATAGCTTTTCTTTGGAGGAAATCGAAAAACGCTCAAGGGTATATATTTTACCAGCTAAAGCAATTCGCAACCGCAAGGCAAAAAACAGGCGCTTGGCAAAGATGAATGACAAGGAGCGGCGTAGATTAATTAGAAAAAACAAAAAACATTTGACTAATAGAATAACTGTGTCAGTATAGATATAGTAGCTTGTCTGTGCAGACTTGTTGATAACAATTTAGATTACTATTTATTTATGATTGAAAATACCAAACTTCTTAACAGGATTGAGCAAACCTTAGAAAAATTGCGTGGTCTTTTGGCTGAGTCGGATTTTAGCGGCAGTCCAAGACCTAACATAAAAACCTTCAAAAGCCAAATAAAGCTATTGAAATACGAAGCGAGCATACTTGAAGAACAGCTTGTTTCTCTTTGCGACGAAACAGACGTTTAACATTGAACGCTTACACAGCGTCCATTACGCACCCCTTTGGACGCTGTGTAAGCTTTTGACGATTAACTTTTAAGATAGATTATTTATGTTTTTTTCTTTAATTTTGCCAGCAATGTTGTTGCTGGGTGTAGGCTTTGCATTTTTACGCAAGTCATGCGGTTTTAGCTTCACTGGAGTGATATTAGGTGTGATATTGCTAGCCTCTGCAAGACCAGCAAGGGCGGCGGAGATTCCAAACCTTGAACACAGATTTGCTGACGCGGTTTTGCTTATTATGAAAGTGGAAGGGTTTAAGCCGCAAGCTTACGCAGACTGCAAAGGCACAGAAGCCAGCGAAGCCGATTGCAGGGTGAGTATAGGGTATGGCACGAAAGCTTTAACTATGCGTATTACGAAAGACGACGCAGTGATGGAAGTTATGAATAGGGTATATGATGACTTAGCTTGGCTTCTATCACAAGAAAGCGCAAGAATTGTGCTGGAGGAGAGACCAGAGCTTATTGCGCCTTTGCTATCTAGAGTCTACAACTCTGGGCGTGCAAGATTGAAAAGGCAAGTTCTGTGGTTTATGATTGAGCGGAACGCGGCGATATCGGATTTGTGTATGGAATGGGTGCGAGTACCAAATGGCAAGAACAGAAAAGGCGCTTTCAACCGTGCAGTAATAGAAAGCGACACACTGTGGAGGGATGCACAAATGGCAAGAATGTATTAACCAAATAAGATAGTGATTTTATGAAAAAGACAAAAATAAAGATACTAGATAGCTATCCACGTGTAGATGGCAAAGATTTAATAATGCTGGTAGATTTCACAAGGGATGGTGAAAGAGCCGACCTGTGCTTCTGCACCAGCGAGGCTTACTGCGAAATTAACGGTCAACGTCTGATGTTTGGCACGACCACAGTGGTTGAGGTTATAGATGTATTACGCAAACGCAACGTAGGGTATGATAAAGATGTGGTGGCTTTGTACCAAAAGTGCAGAGACGCGGAGTATCAACGGTTCTTAGAAGCGAACCAACGCAGCGAGGACTTTCACCGAATGTTCCACGTGGAACATTTTAACCAAATAAGATAGATTATTTATGATATTTGCTCGCAAGGTGTATGCAATTTTTTAACCAAATAAGATAGAGATTTTATGGCAAATATGTACGTATGTCAAAAGTATATGAAAATCGGTTTTTGGACTTACACAGCGATAGCAATCTTGTCCCTGACAAGTGCCGTTTGTTGCTTAACGCTACTGCACACAAGGCACTTTGAGTGTCCGCTAAGCGTGGAAAGCGCAGAATTGCAGCATAGAAAGCAACGTCTTAAAAGGTGTATGGACATATGCTCAGCCGCCACGGCGGCAAGGCTTGACACAGAGTTTTGCAAGATTTGCGTAACTGAATTTGTTAAGTAATATAGAGATTTTATGTGCATCGCAATAAAACATATGAGAATAGACTTTCTCCTATACGGGACAGAGTGTATTTTGGAATTTGGCGACACAAGAGGTTTTTGCTTTAAGGGAGCGGACTTCATGGGGTACGGCTCGGAGATGGAAAGTAAAGAAATGTGGCGCATTGGTGAATCTCTCGACAGCCTAGCTAGAGATTGGAATTTTAAAACAAGCAGCATAGAGGAGTTTCTTGCCACTGTGCAAAGAGCAATGCTGCAGAACAGTGGCGTAGAGAGTGTAAGCATATCTTTTGATGCTGATACGGTAGATGAGTAAGAGTAAATTGTATTAACCAAATAAGATAGATTATTTATGATAAACGAAAAATCACAAAGGCTTATAGAAGATGCTAAAGCCATTTTACACGGATTGTTGGAGGATGAAGAGCTTAAGGGCGTACTGGGATTAGCGACTGCAGGCGTTAGGGAAGCGCTGAAGAAGGCGAGTGCAGAGACTGACATTGCTGACACTATAGAAAATCTAACCGACTGTTGCGAACTGTTAATGTTAGCTGGCTCTCGCCCCGTCTCAGAGTATGAAATAAGGACTGGACATTGGCAAGACAGGCAGGAAGCCAACAGAAGATTAAGGCGCGGAGCGACTATGGATTTGTGCGCAATTGTGAAGCTTATCGAAGTTGTGAAGCTTATCGATGGCGAAAATGTATTAACCAACTAAGCGTATAGATTATTTATGAATAACAGTAAAATTGACAAGGCAAAGCAGGCTTTAGATAAGGCTAGAGAGGCTTATCAGAATGCTAGGAGAGTTTGTAAGAAGGCTTTAGATGATTTAGAGAAGGCTTTGGATGCTAAGGATGCTTGCGATAAGGCAAATCTTGCACTGCAACAACCAGCGATTGTGAACAAGCATTACAAAGTAGTTGCTTGTGGTATGGTTGAAATAACGCACGATAGCTGTTCTACGAGTAGCCATGTAAGCATATACGATAACCGCATTACAGAAAGGAACACTAAGGCGGAAGCAGACCCTTTCACGCAAATAGCGGCAGGAAGTTATGTGGAAATGGAAGACGACGTTGTCTTGGAGGTGTATCTCGAGCTATATAACAACAACCTTGTGGTGCGTGAGGCTAAAAACAAAATAAACGATAAAGCGGTCTTTACGCCCGAGCTTGTGCAAGCCATCGCAGAAAGGCTATGCTATGGATGGAACGTTGCTGGTTGCAAGCTGGAGATAGACGTAATCCAAAGGCTCGTAGCGAACTGTTTAGTCGAGACTAGTCCGTTTTAATAAAAAATCACTTGACTACTATATCAGTATAGCACTATACTGATATAGTAGCTTGTCTGTGCAGGCGTAATAATCAAATAAGCGGTTAAGCAAGCTGTTGTCGGCTTTGCTTGTGGTGTAGAGAGATTGATTAACCAACTAATATAGATTATATATGTGTTCAAGATGCGATGGTGAAGAGCCACCAAAAATAGAGTCAGTTGACAAAAAGCAGATTGAAAGGGCATTGACTGCCAATTGTTGGGGTCATCGGCAAGATGCAGTGGAGAAGTTCGCAGAAGTAATGAATGCAGAGCAGATTGAAAGGGCATTGACTGATGAGGCTTGGAGCACTCGGCAAATTGCAGTGGAGAAGTTCGCAGAAGTAATGAACAAAAAGCAGATTGAAAGGTCGTTGACTGATGAGGATAGTGGTGTTCTGCAAATTGCAGTGGAGAAGTTCGCAAACGTAATGAATGCAGAGCAAATTGAAAGGTTGTTGACTGCCGATTATTGGGCTCATCGGCGAATTGCAATAATGGGGCTCGCAAGCGTAATGAATGCAGAGCAGATTGAAAGGTCGTTGACTGATGAGGAGAGTGGTGTTCGGCGAATTGCAATAGAGACGTTCGCAAACGTAATGAATGCAGAGCAAATTGAAAGGTCGTTGACTGATGAGGATAGTGGTGTTCTGCAAATTGCAGTGGAGAAGTTCGCAAACGTAATGAATGCAGAGCAAATTGAAAGGTTGTTGACTAACGAGGATGATGATGATATTCTGCGAATTGCAGCAAAGAAGTTTGCGACAGAGAAGTCCGTAGAGGGGATGAATGCAGAGCAGATTGTGAGAAGGCTTAGGATGATTATAGAGGCGTTTTTGGGCGAGCCATTGCAGAACGGCTAAGGAGGATGTATTAACCAAATAAAAATAAAAAATCACTTGACTACTATATCAGTATAGTGCTATACTGATATAGTAGACCTAACAACTTAATCTAATTTTATATATGACAACTACAAAACTACAGACACTAACGCGTCTACTTGGTGTAGTCTCTAGGGAACTAGACGTATTGAACAACGGCGTATGGAGTAGCAAGAATATGCGAGCCTCTGTAGCAAGCTTTGCACACGAACCTAATGTGGCGATAAGCTTAGCTTTTGTTGGTATGTCAACGAGATGCCACACTGGCAACTCTCGTTGGGATTACGCGGAACAGGCGGACAAGATGTTAGAAGAAGTGTTTAGCGCTATAGACTTTCTGTTGAAAGATAACGCGAAATTTTTTGCAGACGAGGAGCTGGAAGTGAGGTTTACTATTGAAGCTTGCTTACTAGATAGTGATGGGAACGTTCAGCGCCGCAACCAAGAGGAGGATAAAGTTCTTAAACCGCAACAATTAACCAAATAATATAGATTATTTATGGATAGCAGTAAAATTGAAAGCGCAGGTATGACTTTTAGGGCTTGGCTAAAGGCTTATGATGCTGTAAAAGCTAGAGACGCTTTGCTGGCTGAAGAGAAGGACAAGGATGATATATTAACCAAATAATATAGAGATTTTATGAGTAGTATGTACGTATGTCAAAAGTATATGAAAATCGGTTTTTGGACTTATACGACAATAGCACTTTTGTCTTTGGCAACATCTATTTTATGTTTGACGCTACTGCTCACAAGGCACTTTGACGCCGTGCAGAGTACAAAAAGCGAGGAGATGCTGACTATGGAACTAGCTTTTAAACAGAAAAAGCGAGCGTTTGACGCGTGCATTAATATGTGCAATCAGTCCGAGAGTAGGCTTAACTCCAGAGCTTGCGAGGTGTGTATGACTGAAATATACAAGAGTACAGCATTTATTAACCAACTAAGCGGATAGATTATTTATGGATAGCAGTAAAATTATAAGCTTTGAGAAGGCAAAGCAAGGTTTGGAAGCTACAAGACTTGAGAAAGCAAAGCAGGCTGTGAACACTTGTGTAGAGGCTTGTGCGAAGGCTAGGGGGGATTTTGAGAACGCAAGCAATGCTTACAATAAGGCTAGCAGGGCTTTGGACGAGGCTTACGATGAATTGGACGATGCTGATAAGGCTCTCACGTATTAACCAAATAAGATAGTAATTTTATGGCAACTTTTGTAGACCTTTTCTGCGGAATAGGAGGCTTTCACATTGCGATGGCAAGGCAAGGTATGGAGTGTGTGTTTGCGTGCGACATTGACGAAAAGGCGAGAGATGTGTATAGGGCAAACTTTGGCATCACCCCAGCTGGGGACATCACGCAAATAGAATCCTCTCGCATACCTCCACACGACGTTCTATGCGCAGGCTTTCCGTGTCAGTCTTTTAGCGTTTGTGGCAAGCGAGGCGGTTTGGATGATCCTAGGGGGGCGCTATGGTATGAGGTGATACGCATAGCTAAATACCATAAGCCAAAGATTATACTACTAGAGAATGTGCCAAACTTGCTAAAGATTGCAGGCGGTAGGATATTCCACGACATAGAGACAGATTTAAAATGCAGCATTGCGCCTGAAGGCTATAGTGTATATTATAAAGTTCTTAACTCTCTTGACTATGGATTAACGCAGTGTAGGAAGCGTCTTTATGTTGTGTGTATTCGTAATGATGCAAAGCTTGGCGAAAAGGAGACGTTATCAGTAAACTGGGGCAAGCTTGGCGGAAGGAGCAATCGCAATCAAAAAAGCGTGTTTGACATACGTTGCCCCGATGGAACAGAAAAGGACTTGACCAGCAAAATGTCCGCGGAAGACTTGGAACAGGTGAAACGCAAGTTTGAAGTACCGAGAGAGTGGGACGGCTATCTTACGAAACCTGAACGTCTGGGCGGCATAGGCGGTAGCACAAGCCAAGGAATGAGGATTTACAGTATGGCGCAATCTGCAGTGACTCTACTGTCTCAAGGTGGTGGCTGGGGCGCGAAGACAGGGCTTTATTATGACGTGAGTGGCAAAAAGCCGGTAGTAAGAACGCTATCGCATACGGAGTGCAAGAGGCTTATGACCTTTCCTGACACTCACATTATATCAGAAGGGGCTTCAGGCTATAAACAGCTTGGGAATGCAGTGATGCCTGCAATGGTGATGAAGGTGTACGGTGCAATAGGGTAGTTTGGCAAATAAGATAAGATGGATGTAATATATGATTAAGGATACGATAGAAAAAAGGCTGTTGGCTTTGGTGTGCGAGATGCAAGCACTGATAAATACTATTGACTGCTACAAAAGTGCTTATGCGGACGATAGTGAGAATAAATTAATTAGGAAGGTTGAAGCAGATTTGATGGCGGCATATTACACCATAACAGGCAAGATATGGACAGAGCCACTAGACATTACGTTTGGTGGTTTGATTAAACCAACTAACATAGAGCCACTGTCTTTAGAAGCCTTGAGAATAGTAGGGGAGGAAGTGCAGAGGCAGATAGACAACCCTAGCCTTAGGAAGAGTGGGAAACATATTGAAATTGATTTGGTTAAATTATTCAGTAAATAATACAGTAATTTTATGAAGACCAAAAAATCAAGCTTAAAGACCAAAAGTGTGCGTTATCTACAGGATTATGCAGGCGGAGTAAGTTTCATAATAGCCATCGCACTCCAGCTTATGTTTAAAGGCTTAGAGTGTCTTGACCCAGAACATATCTACAGTTTTTCTATGTACGTTTTTGTTTCAATTAGCGTAAGTCGCGTCGTAATCCTAACTACGGATAGCAAGCACTTTATAATCAATAGATTGCTTGAAACGGAGGAACACCGCAGGCTGCTGACTAGATTTTCATGTTTTTCTCTAAACCCTACACGTCTTGCCTTAGTGCTTGCAGGTATTCGTATGTATGATTTTACAGAAGCGCCAGCGCTAGCCTCTGTGGTAGTTAATGGGATGCTCATAAGCCTTTTGGTGCAGACGAGCAGATACGTATGGATGTGTGCTTTAATGCTTGATGGCAGTTTAAAGCATCAAGTGAAGTTTACTAAACAAGTCAAATAATATAAAGACGTTATGAAAAAAGCAAACCAAAAGCGGGCTAACGGCGAGTTTTACACCACTGGCAACCCCTTCAACCATGAGGAGTTTGAGCTTTGGGCGAAAGAGTGCGACTTGCAAAGCGCTACCGTGCTAGAACCGTTCGCAGGGGCTGGCAACCTTCCAGCTCTTCTAGAAGGTTGTACAGGGGGCTGGGTTGGGTATGATATAAATCCGCCTGCCGATGCGTATACACACGTCACTACCAGAGACACCATAGCAGACTTCCCAGCTGGGTTTGATGTTTGCATTACAAATCCTCCTTACTTGTCAAAATCTTCTGCTACAAGCCGTGGCTTGCCATTTCCAAACACAAAATATGACGACCTGTGGAAATTGTCGTTGTCTCTCTGCTTGAAGAACTGCAAGTATGTAGCAGCGATACTTCCAGCGTCCTTTTTAAACTCTGGGCTGTTTAGAGATAGGTTGTATGCTTACATTCTGCTTAGCACTAAGATGTTTAGCGACACGGAACACCCAGTCTGCTTAGCGTTGTTTGTGCCTACAAGGGAGTGCAATGAGAAAGGGGCTGAGATTTACGATGGCGATGTGATGCTTATGCGTCTAAGTCATCTTGAGCTAATGAGACATTACTATGACAACTTAGGATGTCCCTTTGATTTTGGACACGAGTTCAACCACCCTGAGGGAGAAATCGGATTGTACGCATTAGACAACAGTAAAGAGCTTTCTATCAGGTTCTGCCGTGGTGAGGAGGTAGCTAAGGAGTTGGTTAAACCGTCTAGTCGTTGCATAACTAGAATAAAATTAAGCAGCAGATACGAAAATCTGCCTATAGATGCAGTGGTAAAGTATGCGAATGACTATATGTGGTTGTATAGATGCGAAACGAAAGACCTACTCCTAACACCCAGCCTTGGCTTGAGGGCTGATGGGAAATACAGGAGGAGACTTAGATATAAGACGGCTTCCTTGCTACTGGAAAAAGGGTGTGAAGACCTGCAGCAGTGTATTAAAGAAGGCAGGGCGATTTCAATGGAGTGCAATACGAAGTGTGAATATTTGAAGTGGATTAACAATAACTAATATAGATTATTTATGGATAACAGTAAAATTGAAAGAGCTTTAGACAAGGTAAAGCAGCTTGGCGAGAGGGCTTTTGAGGCTAAGGTTGCTTATGAGAAGGTTAAAGCGGTAGGGCAAACAGGCGAGAATTTTCGACCGTTTATAGAGGCAAGAGATGCTTATGAGAAGGTTATAGATGTCTATGAGGAGGCTTGGGCTGAATATAGGATGGCTTTTGAGGAGGCTATGATGAAGGATATACCTGCAGTGGATTAACAATAAATAATATAGTAATTTTATGGCAACAACTTACTGCACCTGCGAATACTACACCGACTGCAACTGCGAATACTGCAACATTACAGAGATTATAGAGACGCGTTTATGAAAAAGAAGCTTAAGATACTAGATTGCAACATAGCGGACATACACATACTGATAGAAATTTGCGGTGTAGAAATACTGTTGAGGTATAGTGCCGAAGAAGGCTGTGAAGTATCATATAACACAGCCACAGGTCATAAGGAGGTAGTAGATGAAAGCATCATAAAGGAGCTATACGCAGAAATGGATAACATATTTGCGGCTTTGTGCCAAAAATTAGGTGGCGAAATATACGCTTGGTATTCAAAAAGGATAATAAGGCAAGTGTACGAGAGCTATGGTCTTGGCGTGGCGGAATTTTGGCACAGTTAACTAATACAGACGCGTTTATGATAAATAAAGAAGAATATTTTAACACAGCAGAGTTAGCTGCGTTCTTGTTGCTGAAGCAATCAGTCATCCGTAAACAAGAACATATGCATCTATCGTCAATAAGGACATGCACAGTTGAGTGGCGTCGCTTTGGAATTAAATACTGGAACAAGGCGGACGCCGTGCAGTACAAAAAAAAGTGTATCAAATTGCACGGAAGGAGTTCTATTAGTGCAGGTATGATGAACAACGCCAGCAGTTGGCTTCGCCAACGTGATGTTAAAAGAGAACACAATATAGACCCACGCAAGCTTAAAGCCACCACTTACAAGCCACTTGGCGATAGTATGGTATATTTTCTGTGCGCAGATATTAAAAAACTGCAAAAAATCACTTGACTACTATATCAGTATAGTGCTATACTGATATAGTAGCTTGTCTGTGTATTAACCAACTAAGCGGATAGATTATTTATGAATTTCAACATTGAGCTAGCCAGATTCAAGCGGAGGCTGTTATGGGCTGAGAGTGAGCTGGAAGATTGCACAACCAAACTTAAAAACGCAATGCGTCTTAACCATGAAGAGGATTTTTTGTTGTTTTTTAATGACGAGCTTGAGCTAGAAGCTCTTGAGCGTAGGCTTGCGAGTGCTAGAAAAGTAGAAACGGCTTTGAATAAGAAATTTCGCAGGATGTTTGATGAGCGTTATGAGAAATATAACAACAAAAAAATTAGAGGACTTAACGAGGTCTCGGCAGCTTTTAAAATTGAGTATCAAAGTGTTTTATCATCTCTGATTGCCGAGTTTAAAAACGATGAGGCGTTTGAGTTTTGGAAGAAGAATGTCTTACGTCCTTACGAGCCTTGGGAGCCTTGGAAGCAATATCACAAGGAAGCTTTGGTTTACGAGGTGAATTACTTGATTAAAGCACTACAGGCACACAAGGCAGAAAATGAACGTGACTTTTGGGATGTTGCGGTGGATTGGAAACGTAGCAAGATAAGGGTTCGTGCGCTCAAGAGGATCGTTTTGGAAATAATTAATTCTCTGTCGAGTGGCAGTTTTAAAACATTGCCGAGCACAATATTAGCTTGTGTTAAACTTGCAGCCGAAAGAGATGTTGAGATGATGTATTAACCAACTAAGCGGATAGAGATTTTATGACATTGTGTATAGGCATCAAGAATGGAGACACAATAGAGCTGGCTTCCGATAGGTTGCTTACTAATTCGCACGGCGATCCGTTTAGCAAGTTTTTTATTCACGAAGGCACGTTTGTTGTTGGTTCTGGAAATGCTGATTTTGCACAGTATTTCCTTTCTGCCGTGCAGGAACATAGCCCCAAATTTAAGGACGTAATCGATGTCGTTGATTTTGGGATGATGTTTTATAAAAGCCTTAGCATCCCTCTTTCTACCGCCTCGGAATACGGCTCTTTTCTAATAGCCCAGCAGGGTAGATTATTTCGCCTCTGTAGTGTTTGTGAAATAGCAGATGTAAACACTCGGTTTGCCATTGGCTCAGCGGCGCGCGTTGGCTTGACCTGCCTTGATATGGGGCAGACAATTCCGCAAACAATGCTGTACGCCTCAAAGGTTAGCGGTGATGTTGGCAATGGCTTTGACCACATTACAATTCAACCTGACGGCTCTTATGCCCATACAACTTTCAACAGCGTAGAGAGGCACGAATGGATACAGACGACAAACGTTCAAGCGGTTTAAATAATATAGTAATTTTTATATATGAAACAGAAAATGCGTACCGAGCTATCGAGCCTTTTGAGTGTAGAAGGCACAAACAAATATGCTACAGTAAGATGCATCATAGGACACAAATATTTAGGGTACTTTGAGTATAGGACACCATACTGTACAAATGATTGTGCATTTTGCTTTCACAATTTCGCAACCAGGAGGTTATATTGGACTTCAAAAAATGTGTATGATTTAGGTGTGCAGGTTGCCAAATTGGCAAACTTAAAACTATCTTTGGTAGTCTCAAGTCTTCTAACAACGTTGGTTACAGAAGGCAGAATAAGAACACGTAAACGATACGAGCAGATTGTCAATAGCAGACAGCTTAAAAACCTAGTTCTTTGTGTCAATACCCAAAACTTAATTTAACTTGATTTTATGAGTATGACTAAACAATGTGGCTTGTTTTCAGGTTGCGCAACGACACCGCTTCCCGCCGCACCGAAAAATAAAAATCCATCGCCAGAAGGGTTTGATAACGTGATTAAGGAAGGTGATTTTGTTCGTCTCGTTGCCTTAGCAACGAAGCAAGGGCTATCTCCTGCTCATATAGACGCTTTGTTGGCAAGTCAGTACTGGTATGTTCGCGTGACTACGATAAGAAACCAAAAGCTCTCACTGGAGCAGCTTAACGCTCTGGCGATGGATACTCACTACAGAGTTCGCGAGATGGCAAAAGAAGAGAAGGAGTGGCTAGCAAAACGAGCAACTGATTTAGATGTAATAGAGTGATTACATGAACGACAAAGAAAAAGAATTGCACGAAAAGGCAGTTGAAGACGCAAAGGTGCAACTGGCAAAACTAGTTGCTGATGTATTAACTAAGCGTATAGATTATTTATGGATAACAGTGAAATTGACAAGGCAAAGCAAGCCAGTGATAAGGCTGATAAGGCTTATGTTAAGGCTTGTGTTAGGGCTGGTGAGGCTTGTGTTTGGGCTGGTGGGGCTTGTGTTAGGGCGTGGGACGAATACTTGAAGGCTATGGATGTTTACAACGCAAAGCAGGTTAGTGATAAGGCTTATGACGATTATGTTAAGGCTTGTGTTAGGGCTGATAAGGCTAAACGGAAGGCTAAACGGAAGGCTTTGTTGAAGGCTGGTAAGGCTCGTGGCAAGGCTATGGATGTTTACAACGCAGTTTACAACGCATTAACCAAATAAGATAGAGATTTTATGATAACAATCGGATTTTTAATTGGCTTGGCGTTTAGCACCTGTGTAGTGTATTTGTATCGCTATAAGATATATTGTATACTTTTTGGGCTACCAAATGAGAGTTTTTCTCCCGCGTCTGGCATATCAAAAGGAATGTTTATCCAGATACTAGAAGACGATGGGGCGGAGCTGGTAAATGTGCTACACAAAAAAAGTAATGGAGGCGGTGGCAAGTTTCTAGTGCTTGTAACAACCAAAGCCTGCCAATGCAATAGTTGCAAAGGGACAAAGAAAATAAGATAGATTATTTATGGTAAGGGCTTATGCTAAGTTGTTTAAAGCAGATGGTGTATTTGGCGGAACTTACGGGCATATAACCGACATATACAACGACGTTATGACTGATTTTATGGACGAGCGAACGAAGTCTTGGCGTGATGGAGTGTTTGATTGGATTGTTGACGTTGACAGTGCCAGAGAAGTAAGAGAGCGACTCTACGCAAGCCGTATGCCTGTACTACAACTCAGACCAGCACACCCAGACGACTGGACAGAGGTGGTGACTTGTGGGGAGTTCCTCATAAAGGTGAAAGTTTGGGACAAAAGGCATTATGAGACATTGTTGCCTATGTTTACTACACACTTCACTACATATTTTAGAGAGGAATACCAACCTTGCAAGATAATCATAATTTTCTACGGTATGTACGATGAGTTCTCGCCAAAAGGAGTTAGTATGCTTGAATCAGTGCTTATTGAGCCAAAATACCCTCCAGCAAAACCTCCAGCAAAACCTACTTGGCTTGCAAGGTGTGTACAATTTTTTAAAAATTATTATTTATGGTGAACAAAATTGTCGTTCTGTGCGGCGAATTAGCAGTGATTTTTTTTCTTGTGTGGCTTTGCTGTTCTAGCAAGTACGTTGGCAAGTACGTAATAGGCATTGTTTGCACTTTACTTGTTATGGAAACAATAAACTCGTGGCGCGAAAAAAAGCTATTAAAAGACAAAGGCGTCGCCGTCTCACACTTTTATGATAAGGACAAAAACCTCATTTTCACTAGACTGTATCTCGCTGATGGCTCTGTGTGTTGCGAGGTGCGTATAGGAAATGAGTTTTGCATCAATATTACAAACGCAGATGGTAGCAAGAAAGTAAAAAAATATGCAATAGTTGAGGGAGATGACAAAGGTATTGCGTTTGTGTTATTATCAGAGTCTTGAGTTTATGAGCATTAGACAACAAGAGAAGTCATCAATAATACCATACGAGGGTTCTAAGCGGTATATTGCCAAAGAATTAATCAAGCACTTCCCAAAGCATCATACCTACATTGAGCCATTCGCAGGCGGTCTTGGACTGTATTTGAACAAGCCACTGGCAAAGGTGAACGTGCTAAACGATATAAACAGCAACGTTATTAACCTGTTTATGGTTTGCCAAGACCCAAGGTTGTCTATGGAGTTTGAAGACATCATTGAAACGATACCAAGATGCCAAACGCTGTACGACTATTATGTGCAGTATACAAAAGATGATTTCTTTTTTGACGATACACGCGGCGCTGGTGAAGATGACGCCGAGCTAGTAAAGCGCGCTGTTGGCTTTTGGATAAAGCTTAACTGGTCGCTTATGCGTCGCGGTAGCAATTTCTGCAACAGCCCTAGTACCCACACAAGCAACCTCACAGATGTTGCAAAAGTCAAAGCCTTCCTAGCAAATGAATACATCAAAGTTCCAGTATTTTACAACCTTGGATACAAAGAGTTTTTGGACGCAATTGTATTTGCTAACGCTAGCAAGAATAAGCAGGTTAAAAACGGAGAAAAGCTATGCAAAACAAAAGAACAGGCCTTTATCTATTGCGATCCACCTTATTTGAACACAGAAGCAAAGTTATACGGCAAACATTGGAAGCCTCAAGACGCAGAAGAGCTGTTCGCAACGCTAGTAGACTATGGCGTGCGCTTTGCTATAAGTGAGTGCTGTAAGCATCCGATCATTGATACGTTAATAGAAAAGCACAATCTCAACAAAATACAGATTGATACAACAGGCGATGCAGGAAGTAGCACTAATCCAAGAAACGAATACCTTATAACGAACTACAAAATTGCACAGCAGATGTTGTTTTAACTTGATTAGTAAAAATTCAAAAGCAGTCTTGTGTTTGAATTAACATTGTTGTTTATGGCTAAAAAGTGTAAAATTATTAAAAACAATTTGCGCTTTTCTCAAGGCAATGCTAGAAACCCTGCACAAACACTGCTTAGATGCGTTATAGACCAAGCAATAGCAGACTGTGTGTCTAAAAGCAAAAGATGCGATGCAATGAAGCTTAAGAAGGATGCGGAAGATTGGATTAGCTTAGACAGCCAAGAATTTTTATGTTTATGTGAGTTGGCAGAAGTAAACCCAAAAGAAGTGATACTTTTAAAAACATATAAGCAGCAGAAACGTCAACGAAACCTTGCCAGCTTACGTTGACAGGCGCTGGCAAACCTCGCTATATTACGCCATAGCAAACGTTGTAGGTGCTGTGAACAGGGTCAAACCTCTATTCATAACACCTACAAGAAAGTCTTTAACTTCCCGCAACAATGCGAATATAGTATCGCATTGTGCTGTGTTAATTGTCAAGAGATTTTGCTAGCTGACAAAGACTTTTCGGTTTTTCCTGAAAGTCTCTTAGCTGGGGATTTTGAATGAACTGTTTCCATTTTGGAAATGGTTGAGTAGCTTCCACTTTTGCTTGACATTACAAATAGAAGTATGTAGTACAATCCTTGTCGCGGTCTGAACTCTCGTTTAATCTAATTAATAGAAGACCTCCAGCTTGTGGGATTTAATACTCCTTACCGCGACTTAATTCTAGCGATACAATCTATTTATGACAGAAACAGTTGATGATAAACACAGCATTACTAAGGTGCTGGGGGGAGATGATTTTACTTGACTATACAGTAAACTTTTATATAGTAAGGGAGTTGGCGAGTTCAAAGTAAGTGGACGCACAGAAAAACTAACTGTCGCCAACATCGAGTGGTTTTTACTGTAATCTTAGTTACAATGGCTAGACGAAAAAGCACTGTTGATAGAAAAACGAGATTAGCAGAAAATGCAAAACGCTTTTACAATAAAATGAAACACGATCCATTGTTTATGGCGAGAAGAAGATCTATTTCCATAGCATCATACCATAGAATAAAAGCAAATAAAAAAGCGGAAAAAGATGAGCAATAAAGCGACAGAACCAAAGCGAGTTTGCCCAGCCAAAAAAGAGGAAGCATCATTCCTATCAACCGCATCTTTGATTTGACAAATCATTTAAAAATCATTTGACTAATATAAATATAAATAAATACTGGTTGTGTGTTTATTTATATTTATAACATATGGCTATATCAATCCGTGCTTCGGCTACAAGCAATTTAGTAAACTGCGATCTTGCTCTGCATCTCACGAGATGTGGAACTAAATTAGCAAAGTTAGAGACAAGCTTTGCCGAGAAAGGGACTGCATCACACTTTTCTCTTTTTTCTTATTTCATTAGTCGCCTACCTGAGGGTAAGATTGTTAAAAGCGCGTGTGACGAATTGCAAAAAGAGGCAAGAAGACTTAAAGAAGTAAACGACGGAAGCATCGAACTCTCAATAAAAGATGCGGAAGATTTATTCGCGTTAGAGGCTTACGCTAAAATTCTACCAGAAGGGACGGAGTATTACATTGAGGAAAAATACGCAACTGTTCTTGAAGATGGTACTTTACTGGAAGGACATATTGACATAATGTTCAGGCTTCCTGATGGCTCTTGCCACATTGTTGACTTAAAGACTGGACACGTGCAAGTAGAGCCAAACGCAACGCAGCTAATCGCTTACGCCCTTCTGTGTGCGTCAACAGTCCAAGGTTTTAAAATTGAAGGCAGTAAGGTTGCTGTTTTGCAGAAAGGCAGGATCTCTTGGTTCTACGATCTTGACAATGCAATACAAAACCTCAAGACGGCTTTAGTTCGTCAAATCAGCAAAACACCAACGCGAGGCAATCACTGCCAGTATTGCCCATTTAAACTCGAGTGTTCTGCCACGCAAAGCGACTTACAAAGATTACTAACAATTATGGAAGAATACAAAGCTGGCAACGCAAAGCAATCAGACTTAGCTTGGATCGTATTAAACAGTACAAGACTTACTAATCTTGTTAAAACAATTGAAGCGATTAAGAAACAAGAAAGCATCTTAGCGGGCAAGAGTGTGGTTGAAGGACTTGAGCTTATAGAAAGCACAAGAAATACTATCGACCAAACTGAAGACAATATTGCAAAAGCCAAGCTTCTTGGTCTCACTAGCACAAAACCACTCAGTATGACAGGTCTTATTTCGCGCTTTGGCAGACAACTAATTGGACAATACATTGATGTAGTTTCAAAACCAAGTAATAAAAATCACTGGCTTGAGGATGAGGATTTTGAAGAGTGCGAAGAGCAAGAGGATAATTGTTAATTAATATTTTTCTGTTATGATAGATAATGAATTACTGGTTGAAGTTATTTCTAACCACGCAGCTTTAAAGAAGTTTATTGCCGATATCAGAGCGTTGCCTGAGATAGAAGGCTTGACTCGTATTTACAAGGAATGCAATGTACAAGTTATGTCACCGTGTGTATATGATGACCTAGTAGCAAAAGGCATAAGCAGGGATATTTTATGGGAAGAGTCTATTATCTCTAAAGCTAAAATGGAAGCCTTAAAAACTTCGCCTGATATTATTGCTATGTTTACTAAAGATACTATGACATATGCGCTTAAAAAAATCGGTAGTAAAAAAACCACCAAGAAGAAAGCGTAACGAGGCGGCGTTCCAAGCCGACTTTGTTGTCCTCTTCCGCCGCGAGGCAAAGAAACTTAAGCCAGAGCCATTGATTTTTTCTGTGAACAACAATGCAAAAGGTTTAGTTCGCGGTGCGATTAACAAGGCGATGGGTTGCTTGGCTGGCATACCAGACCTTGTCGTTGTTTATGAGGGAAGAGTAGCTTTTATTGAGATGAAAGCTACTGGCTTGTCTGTCTCTGGCTTATCATCCGCACAAAAAGCTTGCCATCGTGACTTAGCCAAGCTTGGACATAGTGTCTTAGTCTTAGAAGAGCCAAGCAACCTTAAGAGGACATCAAGAGTAGAAATTGAAAAGGCAGTCCTGCCAATCGTTTTGGAGACAATGGAATACTTAAACATTATTTAAAAAGTATTTGACTAATAATATTTGTGTGCAATATTATTGCTCGTAAGTATTTTACATTTATAACAATTAATATTCTTTTATATGGCAATTGAGACAAAATTGGTTAGCAGGATAACAACCTTATCGTCTGGCAAAAAGAAGGCTTACTTAAGGTTTATGGACGCTACGATCTTAGCAGACCACTCTATCTGCCCAATACATCCTCACAAAAAGGGAGGACTAGCCATTTCATTTTATGTTTTGGTAAAAATGACGGATGCTAATATGAATGCATTAACTGAAACATTGCTTGAAGTAGCAAGAGGCACGGCAACTGGCATTCCAGAGGTAAAGAAAAAGCTAGATGCCTACGACAAGATCGAGGACGTAGCACTAAAGGCTACGTATTTTCGCAAAAATTTCTTTGACGTTTATTTTGAAGCTACACAAAAACCAACTAGGACATTTAGACGTTCTATTAATGATGCGAAAGAGGGCTCTGCTTGGCGTTCTAAAAAATATGCAGAAGCGATTTATGGCGTTGAAACGAACACTGCTCTTACGGACGAGGATTTGGACGGACATTTGGTAATTAAGATTAGTGACTCTACTGAGGGTTTTTTTAAATTTCATAAAAAATACGCTCCTTGCTTCAATGAAACGAATGCCAACTATGCGGTTGTGAGGAGGCTTCAAGGGCAGAAGTTTCTAGTTGAAGACGAAGAAATGATATCGGTGCTAGATGAACAAACAGGATGCCCAGTAGTATACCGCTTAAGCGACTTCTCTAAAGTCCGCTTTGAGAGCGGTACGGGGTTTTATAACAAGGTGTCAACTGGGTTTAAGATTTATCCACCAGCTTGCATTTCAGCAAATACAGGCGATTTTACATTGATTGAAGGCAAAGAAAATGGAGATCTTCCTTCTATAGATGGAGTGACTGGTGAAGTGCTTGAGGCTTTTAGATAAAGTCCCCATACTGATAAAATAGTGGCTTAGTGGGATACTACAAAGTATCCCACTGTGTATTTTATTGCCTTTTTTTAAAAATATGTTTGTTTTACGAGACTATCAACAGGTGTTAGTTGATGAATTGCTGTGCAGTAGCGATAATGTGCTAGTTCAACTCTTTCCAAGAGCTGGCAAAACAGTTATTATTGATGCCGTTGTTCGCCATTACAAAGCTCTTGGCGTAGAAAGTATCATTTTAGCGCATAGTATTCTACTTGTAGAACAGTTAAAGAAGAATTTGCCAGCTGGCACATACGTTTTTACTTGGCAGTCATTTATACTGTCAAGCTGGAAGCCAAATAAGGATAAATACATACTCATTGTAGATGAAGCACATAGAAGTTGTGGGGCTAGCTATTTGCAAATATTTGAACGGCTACAGTCGCTAAGAAGGATCGGCTTTACTGGCACGCCAATAAGGGTAGATAAGCTTTCTATTAGCTCCGATCTTGGTGGCTTACAGAAAAACAAAGCACCATTTAGTCGCACCATCTGCGGCCCATCTGTTGCAGAACTTATCAAAGAAGGTCATATTAGTGATTTTACTTACTATAACAATTGCTACATTGACAGGAAACAACTTGACGAGGATGGAGGCTTGTCATCAACTGACTACTCTGCGACTGTAGTGCATAAATATGTTGACGCAGAAAAGATGGCACTTGCCTTAAAAGATGAATGCTTGGATGGTTGTGGCAAGGGCTTAATATTCTGTGCAGACATTAAGCACGTTGAAACTTGCACAGCTGTACTAGAAGAATTAGGTATCCTTTATGGGACTGCCCACTCAATGATGAATCCGCACGAGGTCGCTAGTATAATGTCGCGATTTGAGCATAACGATTGTAAGTATATTGTTTCTTGTAATATGTTAAACGAGGGTCTTAACTTCCCTTTTGTTGACAACATAATTATGTTCCGCCCAACAAAGAGTTTATCAATGTATCTGCAACAAGTTTTTCGTCCTCTGCAACCGTCACTTGACAAGCAAGTCGTGATACTTGATGCAGTAGGCAATATGTTAGCACATAGACACCCAAGCGAAGAGCGTGACTGGAAAAGGCTAACGCAGTCAGTTGCAAAGTTGAAGGCAGAAGAGAGACAAAAAATCTTACAGCTCAAGCAGGATAGGAGAAAAAAGTTAATTGAACTCAGGTTGCAGAAAGTGCAACGGTTGCCTGCCGTGCGGATTAAGGACAATATATATTTTGCTGACGGCTCTTTTGTGTTTAAATCTGCCGATCACTCAGCAAAGATAAAGAATGACACATCTGCCTGTCGCGTTTCTAAACCAGATGCGATTGCCACACGGTATAAGGAAGGTAGTGTTGCTATTTTTAGCCCTGAAACAGCCGAAGAAAAGATTGACATTGCAAAAGGCTTGATTGCTAACATTGTTTCAAAACTAACTTTTGTTGTTCGTGGAGTGGAGAACGGTCAAAATGTGCAACACACAGTTAGTTTTGATAAAAAGCCAACTATTAATATGCTACTTCGTGATTCAAAAAAGCTAAGACGCTTTGAATTTTCAAAGCGTCTTAGCTATAAACAAGAGGACAGGATAGCTAAATTTTATGAGCCAATAAGTTTATTTAAAGCCCATTCCAGTGTGCTTAAGCAAGCCACAACAGGAAAGAAGGAATTGTTTGATGCTGTTGAAAGACTACTTGCTTTACACTGATGTTGGCTTAAGCTGTATTAATGTTTTTGTTTAAATAAGGTGCTTTATGATTCCACAGAATGTAGATATTCAACGTCTGCTTAGTGATATTAACGAATATTTAAGCACCATTACCAAGAAAAGGATAAGTAGTTTTTTGTTTATCAATAGAGCGAGTAGTGGTAGCAGCCCACACCTTGTTGATGAGGGTGTCACTATACATTGGTTTATCAACCAAGGCGATGACAAAAGAAAATACGGCACAATAACTGTAAAGAATTTTCACACCTCGAGAGGCGAGGAAAACAAAACTTTCAGTTTTTTTAAATATATAGACAAAGTAGACCTCAAGGGCAAATCAAACCAGTGGGAGGAGTTGTGCATACTAGAATCAAGCTACTTTAAAAGCAAGAAACTTGCACAATTTCTAAGTAATACTACCAGTGAAATTAAAGGAATTAAGTTGATAAAAAAGCAAGGCACTCAAATGCTAATTTGCACATACACAAACATCGTAACAAATAAAACAGTCGAACAAACTATTATCACTCACGACAACCGAGTAGGAAGCAGTAAAAAATGGAAAACTGGGAGTAGAATTTCAGGCGGTGTTGCTTTAGTTCTCGACGCCGTCTCAGATTCAAGCGTCTATGTTTATTGCGAGGGAATTGCTACCGCAATTACATTGTGGCTTGCACATAAAAGAAAGGTAAATGTCGTATCTTGTGCAAGCCAATCATCGCTATTGGCAAATGTCTTAGCGCCACGCCGTAATGGTGAAGCAACTAAACTTGTCGCAATGGATATAGATATTTGCACCTCTGTAAAAACTGGCAACTGGAGTTCGCCCACAATTGACTGCGTCCGCAACATCTATAAACTTGAACCCACAACTCTTTTCTTGGAGATGGCTGGGAAGCCAATAGGAGAAGACGGCGGCTTTAAGAAGGGGTATGATTACAACGACTATCTTATGTCGCACGGTGCGTTACCGCCAGTCCTAAACAGAATGAATGCCGCGGACTACATCAAACAATTAACAACTCTTTTGCCAGCATACTTGCCAACGTTACAAGTCTTGGTAGAGCAAGACCCAATTGAAAAGCTAGTTGAAGAGTGGATTTCCAGATACGGATATAAGTGGAGTGCGACTATAGACGATGACTATGTGCAAGAAAAAAGAAAAACTGTTTATAGGGCTTTAACAGAATGGGCAGAAACCACTATGTACGGCGTGGGTCAATGTTCGACTATGTGGTATAGCAACAAGACGAAGGCGCTTTATAAAATTACTGACTGCAAGGCGAGTGCTCATTTTGCGGAGAAGATTTTTCACACAACAAAAGAGACAAAAAGCGGTCTTGTGATAAACCCTTACCCAACTATTAGCTTATTTGATTTTATCATACAGCACATTGAAAGAAAAAGGGGCGGTTTAATCTTCGCTCCTTCTCCATTGCAAATCCCAGACTACATTGAGGGCAACGGACTATCAGAAGCAGACTACATCAACACATATAACGAAGAAAGTAGACCGCGTGTAGACCCTTTAGTGTCGCTTGAGCATTCAAAAATCATTAGAGACTTATTAATCAATCTCTGTAATACCAAGCAAGAACTAGCTTTTTTAACTATATGGATGAGAAATCTCGTACACGGACTTGCGAACAAAAACTACAAAAGAAATCAAACTGTTCCTGTTTTTACTTCCTGTATTCACGGAGGTGTCGGTAAAAGCACGGTAAGACAAGTCTTATCTTTTATCCTTGATGGCAACGACAAGGGCGTCGTCACGCTTAATAGCCTAGATGGGTTTAATGATGAGCTTGATAATAAGTTCATCGGAGGACTTGAAGAAACTAAAAGAAGCAAGGTGTCAATGGATGCTTTTAAAAATATTATCACAAACCCTGTTTTTTCACTTCACAAGAAATTTCAAGATAAGTGCTACAAGCCATCTGTAATCAATTTTATCGTCTCAACTAATGATAAGCAGTGTTTAAGAATTGAAGACAACAATAGTCGCAGGTTTCTTGTTATTGACATCAAGGCTGAACGAAAATCAAGACTAGAGCAACTTTCGCGGTCAATACAAATACGGCTAGAAGACCCTAAGGCAAGAAAAGTGTTATTACAGTCGTTTGTAAATTATTTGCTTAAATTAGACGTGTCACAGACTGAATCAGCGTGGGCAAGGTTTGGAGGGATTGATAATGCGTCTATTGTAAGCCAAAAACTATATAGCTCCCCAGATGCGTCTGTGTATTACAGCATTGAGTACTTTTTAAGGAAACAAAAAGAGCTTGGTGGCGATATACAAGCCGTGACGGCATCAACTATAAACTATCTCACCGAGATAACTTGCCATCAAAAACTTAAAACGCGCGCATCTGGGCAAATGTTAAAACTTGCTAACTTGCAACTAACTGATAGAAAATATACTGTAGAAGAAGTTAGCTTTGGTTTTGGCACAGATGTGGCAGGTACAACACTTGTCCAACCTCCGCGACAAAGATGTATTACTCTTGCAGGGGAGGATGTGCAACTAACAAGACAGTCGGTTTTGCATATTGATAAGCTACTACCGCAAGAGAGATCATTTTATGAGGGTGAGTGGCACTCAGGCAGACCATATGATTTAGAAATTTTTTCTTGCGACAACGAGCAACAATGTGCAAGATTAGCAGAAACCACACAAACATACTATGACCCTGAGGAGTACGAAAAAACCCCAATGGAAGAATGTGTGAAATTTGGCTACTTAGAACAAATCAGGAGTGCGGGAATCTTACAAGTCGCACTTGCAGAAGCTGGGTTAGTTAATACTGGAGACAACTCTTAGGCGTTGCTACCACCGCCAGTCTTAGCTTTCTGCCTACTACTACCACCGCCAGTCTTAGCTTTCTGCCTACTACTACCACCGCCAGTATTAGCCCTACTGCTATCGCCGCCAGTATTAGCTTTCTGCCTACTGCTACCGCTTTTCCTCTTTTTGTTTGGCGGCTTGCTCGCCTCCTGTATCGCCTTTTCAACCCCAGTAGCGCCAAGCATACGGCTTGTTTCGACCGCTATAACAATGCCAAGGTCTATTGCCGCTGGAGCAAATGTGCGCATAGCGGCAGTTCCACCCCTTAGAATACTCCCTTTATCGCCTGCTAACATATTTTCAAGATGATAATAGAAATTTTCTCCTTTCTTTTGCAACCCTGTAAGCGGCCCCAGAAGCCTAATCACATTAATATTTTTTTTAGCGTTGTCAGACAAGTTATCAGTCCAGTCTTTATCTAGGTTAATGTGCGTTTGAAACAGCGGCCAGAGAAATCCGTCTATCAATCCGCCAATAAACGCTTCTTTTGTAGTACTCGCATCAGCCTCGCGCCCAGACTTTAAGGCTTTCAAGTGCGCCATAAGATAGTTATATGTAAAGTTTCCAAGTACTTCCTGCGCAATTACAGCAGAATGCCGCATTATCTTTTGTCCAACGGTAAGGGCTGGGTTGCTCCATACCCTATCATATACTTTTCTATACAGATTACGCAAACCCCAGCCAGACATAAAGTAAGCAGACCTTCCATATTCACTCGCGGCGGCTGAGCCACGTTGGTATGTATACATTTCCATTGTACCAGCACTTGAGCCAGTTTGCATCATAGCCCACTTCACCATAGTCACATAGAGTTCGGTGTCTTTATCTTTAAAAGCCTCTGGATATACATACATCGAACCAAGTGAAGTCTTAAATTCTGGTAAATTGTCTTGCACAATGTTATAAATCTTGTCGTACTGGTCAGGCGTCATATGTCTGCCAAGCCAAACCTTAGTCTCTCGTGGCAAAACATCATAAGGCGTTTTTGTTGTGTCTGTAGATTTTTGTAATCCTTTTGCCGATTGTCGCACATAATCGCCAAAAGTAGCAGCCGTGGATTCGTATTCAACAACTAGTTGAGAATTTGACACAGCTGAAATACCTTTCATCGCGGCAGATAATTCTTGGAACTGTTGAAGATTCTTGCCGCTTGGTTTTCCTTTTAAAGCACTAAGCAATCCTCTCTTTATCGCAACCCCCTGCTCCTCGTGTTCTATGCTACCAACGTTAAAAGATGAGTTCATCCTTGCTTGCGATGCAGCATAATTTAAGGCGTATTCATTTCCTATAAATGGGTCGCCGCCTACGCGACCACCTGTAAGGTCGCCTGCATAATGAACAACAGAGTTTAGTACAGTTTTTCTAACCGTATTAATTACGTGCTTTGCGGCTGTTGCACCAGAAGCGTTTGCAAGTATTGCGCCGCCAACTTGGTTAAAAGGAGATGCAGTAAGATCACGCAACCAAACATTAGTCAATATCAATTGCGCTGTTGTGGCAAGAGTAATATCTAAAGCTCTCTTCCCTGAACTATCTTTAAAGTTGCGGCTAACTAACGGATTGCCAGCTGCCATTTCACTGTTCCACGCCTCAATCATAGCCGCATCATAACTAACACGCAGTGATAGCCTTGAATCTGTGAACGATGAGAGTTTTTTGCCTTTCCCTGCAACAGGACTCATTTCAAAAACATTAGTATGCGGATTTAGCAACAACTTCACTCTTGCGTATTTGGAGTCTTGGTCTGCAGGCAACTCACCCAAAGCACGCAATGCAGCACTATAGCCAGACATCTCGCCAGTAAAATAATCTCCTATCTTGCTGTTCAACGCATTTCTTGTTGCGGTATCGGTTACAATAATACCATTCCTGATGCCCCAATCAGCAAGAAACGGCATTAATCCAGCCTTATAACTTCCGTATCGGCTTGCCGTCATAGACTCAGCGCCAGTGTTTAATATATGGTTTAACCATAAATCAATCTGCGGAATCGGCGTTTGAGCAAGATGCTCATTGCAGAATTCGTGATAATCACCCATTGTGAAAAAATTAACAGCACGGATGTTGTCCTCAGTTGTCGCGGCGGCGCTATCGCTCTTTGCAACCATCTTCCTAAATAGGGCATCCAACTTTCCTTGTGGGATTAAAACACCTGAACCATCGTGGACTTTGCCATATAACTTTGCAACAAAGTCCGCAGGATGCATTTTATCTAACTTAAAAGGGTCTAGTAAGTGAAAGTTTGCGACAAAGTTTTTTGTTTTTACAACAGGAGAGCCACTGTATTTAGCTAAGTTTTCATTGTGCCCTTCAACCATCTTAACAAGGTTATGCGCAATCATAGCGAGTGGTTGTTCGTATGTTGATACCTCTTTACTATTTACAGTTAAATCGCCATTATCAATCATCGTGGTTAGCTCACCTATGCGCGTCATTAAACGCTTGTTTTGATATAAAGTAGCAGCACTGTCAATGTTGTTTTCTTTAAAAATTGGTTGAACATTCTGCTTGTTTTGCACAAGCAGAGCATCTTGCATTATCCCAAGGACGTCTTGGGATACTACGTACTTTGCCGCTTTAGTTTCTTGCTTTAAGTCTTTAAACTTATACTGCCATACCTGTTCCTTCAATCTAGCTAGCTCCTTTCCTTGTATATCATCGGCTGTATACGGCAAGCCATCTTTCTTTTTGGTTTTAAAGAAAGTAGCATTTTTCGCTTCTGCCCTATACTCACGGAAGTCTTGCAATGTTCTACTCATATCTTTATCCAAGACTGTTGCGGCTTTAAGTTTAGTAGCATTGCCACGCATAACCTCAGATACCCTTTGCAAAACATCACTAAGAACCTTTCTGTTAAAACAATCTTTTACTTCAATAAATTCTACAGGGGTAGATGGGACTGCTTTCTCTTTAACCTCTCCTTCTTTTGCTTTCTCTTTAACCTCCCCTGCCTTAACTCGCTGCGCAGAGTATTCTTTTGAAATTTCGCCTAAATCGCCAACGCTTAAGTCGCTCTCTAATACAGTCACTCTGTTCCGCGACAAAGCAATCCCATCTTTAATCTCTCTCGTGGTAATCATTTGCATAATTGCCTTGTCTTCTAGTAATAAGTCTGGACTGTTTTTTATTGTTTGCGTTGTTATAGTTTCTATTTCATAACGCGAAACCACATCAGAAAGTAAAACCGTTAGTGGCTCACCTCCTTCGCCTAGTTTATTAACCTGCCATATGCGCTCGCTTGCAATCATTTCATCGTAAGTTTGCTGTTCTTTAGTTTTGGCAATCTGTTGCTTAAGCCCAAACTCCTCGCTCGATACTTTGCTTGCTCGTCTTTTAGTTTTCTCTATCTCTTTGTTGCTGACATCTATCTCTCGTTGGTGTGCATTCACTGTTTGGTTTGCCACTGCTAGTTCTTTTTTAAGCTCGCTTCTTTGTTGCCTTTTTTTGGCTAAGTATTCACTAGAGCGTCTTATCTCTTCATTTATTTCAAATTTTTCACCGCGCGGCAAGTCAGCCCTTGCAACTCTAGCAGAACCAATATCATTTGTTAGTTGCTCAATATCGCCTTCAACAAAGTGTAGCTTTGATGCCAAATCGTCTCTTTGTTTTTCTGCAAGTCCTAATTTGTTGAACTTGACATTGCGAGCTTCCTCAATAGAACTAATCTGCTTTGCTAATTCACCGCTTATTGCTGATTTTGTAGCTAGTTTTTCTGCAAACTTTTTTTCTAGTTCGGCTGCCTGCTCAGTCCTTGTCGCAAGTGTCTTGTGAAAAGCCTCACTAGAGGCAAGACCTTGAACAAGCGTGCTATTTGCGGTTGCGATTGTCACGGCTGCGTGTTGCTTCCCAATTAGCCACGCCTTCTTAATTCTGTTTGGTGTGCTTGGGTGGAGCAAATACTGAAGCGGAATGTCTGGAGACAAAGCTAGCAACCTTTCATTTGATGTCTCAAAATCAACTAGACCTGAGTTTGGTGTTTTGTTGTGTCTCCTAGAGCCAATGTAAAGCTGTCCTTCCATCCTCTCTCCTAGCTGTGTCTGTAGCTTCGCGTTTTGTTCGTAATCCAGCCAATGTGTAGAGTTTACGTCTTGGTAAAGAAGCTCTGTGCCATATAACAATCTACCAGAGCTATCAGTAACTGGAGAAAAGGCTTGTACCTTTAAGGCTTGTGGCGTGCTGTCAAGCTGAGACTTCGCGGCTTCCTTTGCGACGCTGGCAATCTCAGCTAGCTTTTCTTCATTAGCAATAGAAGTAAAATCAAGCTCTCCGAGGTTATCGCCAGACTGAATCCTATTTACCAAGAGTTCGCGTAAGTGGTCGTCTCGCAGTGGATTATCAAACCAGCCAAACTCTCCTTCCTCTAATGCGGTATACTCTTCCTTTGTCAATACACTCTTAAATATCGGTTGCATAACTTCACTCATATATCCGCTTACTTCATCTATAGTCGCAAGATTATCTAGGGCTGCTATCTTTGCGTCTGGAGTTTTGGCTTCTGCATATTGAGAAAGATATTGCTTTGTAAGCGCAGGGACGGCATCTGTATTAATTTGCTGCGCAGAAACACCTCGCCATTCTTGCACAAGCCCAGCTTCTGGCATTTGAACAATCAAAGTCCTTGCGGTAGTGTTGTTAGCAACAATGTGGTCTGGCTTAATTTCGCCCTGCCTGTACGCTATGGATGCTCTATTGTCAATAAAGTTATCAACGCTAATAGCAATCTCGGTTGAAGTTGCCTCTCTCACGCGTGGCAAGACGGTATCAGCGAACCCACCTGTTTCTAAAGAACCAGCGTTAATTTTTGCCTGCCGTTGCACAGCTTCTTTTGATGCACGTCTAAGTGCCTCAACGCTTAGACTTTTATCCTCAAATTTTGGGGTTGCACCGCCTTTTGGTTCTAGAGGGCTAGTGATGAGAGAGGTAGCTGTGTCAGCTGGCTCGCCATAACCAATCTGCTTAGAATTATGCATTTCGTAACCTCCACTATCCACGATATCTGATAGTGTTCTACCTTTTACTACTCCTTCTGGGAGCTTCCCCTTGTTAAGCCACCGCCTTGTCCCAACGAACGCAATTGAGCCAGCCGCAATGCTACCTCCTATCACCCCACCGACTCCTGCAGAATAACCAGCGTGTTGCCCTATTCTAGTTAAGGGTGTGCCTTCTCTTTCGCCAGTTAATAAATCAAGTTGCTGTTCTTGAGACTCACGGTACATTCCACTACCTAGTCCAATAATATAACCTTCCGCCGCGCCAATCCCAGCGTTTCTGGCAACAACGCCAGCAATTCTATATGCTGTATTTACAAACACACTTCGTCCAACTGTAGCTCTTATTGCCATTATAGCTAAAGAGGGAACGAGCGTACTCGCTCCTACCGCAACGCCAACGCCAAGCCCAAACAAGCCCTCAGTGGTGTACAACTGTTCAGTTGCGCCGCTTACAATACTGTCTATAAAGCCTTGGTTGCTTGCGTGGTAATTATACTCCTCTTGCATCTCAGCCTGCAATGCTTTGTGGTACATTGCATCATAAACTTGGTTCTCACTCACGCCGCCACTTTTTTTGCGTAGTATTTCCTTGGTTTCCTTATAAAACTCCTCTTGCTCCTTCTCGCTAGTTCCGTGCATCTTTCGGTAGTTATCAAACATCTTCTTTTCATTAGCACCCCATTTCCTTTCTTTGCCTTTTTCTGGTACTTGTGCAAAGAATTCTGCGGCTTTCTTGTTCTTGCCAGAAAATATAGTAGAATACCTTTTTGCAACATCTCTCTCCCTATCTTTGTCAAAGAAAGTTCTAAGGGGATCGAGACCGCCAGCGGAATACGCTCTCTTCTTTGCTGTTTGCCTAGTATCAACTTCACCGTATTGCATTTCTTTTGAGACTTCACCAATCCCAAAAGATCTTGTATATGGCGATAAATTCCTTTCATTAGTTTTTTTTATTGTTTGTTGTTCTTGTTCTTTTATGTCTAAAGGCTTATTATATAAATTATATCGCGCAGTGTGCAGGGCAGAATCAATTTGTTTCGTTCTGTTTTGAAGAGGCGTTTGGTTAGATTTGATTGTCATACCTTTCACCGTCCCATCAGGAGTTTGAACAACTCCGTTGTAGCTATTAAAATCATAACCGTCGCCAACCCCAAAAGCTGGTGCGGATGGCGATAAACTCCTTTCACTGGCATTGCTATTAGGCGAAGCTCCTTGTTCTTGTTGCTCTGGCATCTTAACAAAATTTTAAACTTTACATTCTATGCATAATCATTGTCTTGACGATATACACAATTGTCAAGATTAAGCATAATATTATTTGACTATTAACATTACATACGCCGACAATTAGTAATTGTTTTTTGACAATGTGTTAAAGTTAATAAGAAAGATTTATGGATGCTGGATACAAGATAGGTGTTGATGTTCCTAGAACTCCTAAGGAGAAAACAGAGTTACTTGAACTGTATTTCCAAGAGTCGTTTGATAAGACTGTGGCTTTTCTCAAGGCTTGCAACTTCATCACGGATGTGGGTAGAGGTCAGCTTTTAACCAATCGTACCACCATTAAAGGTAAATGTATGGAGATTTTATCTGCTAGGTCTGCGTCCCACGGTAGCGTGTTTGATGCAGATAATGTATTCACACAAATACTAAACCACTCCGACATAATTGGTCATGCCGACTTTAAGGCTGAAGCCTTAACGACATTCATTGATTCTATGATGGCTATGAAATTTTCTAGGCTAAGCAATGAATTAGCAGGCACGCACGCTTCCGCTGTATCATCTGTGATAATGCAAAGCGACAGCTTTATCGATGCCATTAACTACGATGTGCTATATAGATTTTACTCCTCTGAGGTAGGGAGGAAATGCCTAGAGGAGCACGTTGAATGTGAGTGGAAGGGAAGGATTGATAAAAATGGGAAGTTCACTATGTCTCCTCTCCCTAAGGAAGAATAGCCGTAAGTAAAGATGAGTGGTAGGTATAGGGAGAGACACCCACCTACCACCGAGCCTGTCTCAAGGTTATGTTCTGTTTTTTGCAGTGTCTATTTTAACCCCAGCTCTCAACAGCTCTTCGCAAGTGCCTTTGTGGCGACTGTCTGTGTTATGCTCCATACAGGACACAACAGTTTTGTATCTTGTCATTCCGCCCTTGCCAGACATTGCGCAGCCAGTAACTGTGAGTAACGTAAGTAGCGTAATAAATAGGTGGTATTTCATATACTAGTAAAATAAAGATGAACAGGTTATGTCACTCTTGACACTATAGCAGGCGTTGTGTAGTGTCAAGAGTGACGGTATATAAAATTAGCAGAATTTTCTATGAAAGATGGCAAAGAAGCATATGAAGAGTGTCGCAAGTCACCAGAATACAATGAAGATTTCGAGAAGGGCTTCACAAGCCTGTACAAACGCTTTGTAAAGACCGAAGCAGATTTTGAACGCTTCAAAACACTCACACCTGAAATGGAGGCACTACCGCTATTCCAGTCTGGGTCGGGGGCGATGAAGTACGCTAACACTCACGGTGTGTATAAAACCCTTAGTGAATGGGAAGCTTGGCTTGAAAAGCATTTTAAGCCTTAGCCTTTCTCATAGCCCTGATACACTCTCGCATCTCTGCGTATACTGCGTGTTTCGCTTTCTCTAGGTATTTAACCAAGTCTTTATCATCATAGTGTTCTTCCATCTCTCTGTGGATGCCAGTGAGGTCTTCTTCCAATTCAAATAGCTTGTTGTGATAGTCTTTATCTTCGTGGTGCTGAGCTTGATGCTCACTGTAGTGCTGTTCCATAAATAGAATGGTTACCATAATAAATCACAAATAGTACACCAGTCTACCATAAGGCAGACTGGTGCTATTCCACTATTTTTGTAGGGCAGCCAAAAGCTGTCTCAAAAGCTGCGTTTGCTCTGCAGAGTTAGCGCCTACTTGTTGCAAATTTTGGTTAGCTAAAGTAGTGTTGGCATTGATTTGAACATCACTACCGCGCCTTTCAAAGCCGTCTAAACGGTTGTTAAAGCTGTTGATAGCAGTGTTCACACTGTTGCCAATTGCTACAACATTAGTTTGAAGCCCCCCAATCTGGCTATCAAGCTTGTTGTTAAGAAATACAAAGTTCTTCTCCGATTCTCTGTCCGCTTTATCTGCAATAGCAGCTAGACGAAGTCTTTGTATTTCATCGTTCTTTTCTTCAAGAATGTTAGCAGAAATCAAGGCTCTTGTTCTTTCGCCATCATCCTTAACGACGTCAACTATGCGTTGAGTAGAAGCACAAATCGCATCTTTGGTATCGCAAAAACCGTCACCCATCTTGGCGAGCAAAGCAAACTGACCGTCTCTTGTTCTCTCAAAGCCTGCACACATCATATCGTTAGACCTCTCTGCACTAGACCTTTGAGAAGCTGCGAGAATGTCCAATCTGTTACCTACATCCTTAACGTTAGAGTTTAAGTTCCAATCGCGGAAAGCGTCTTTCGTCCCCTCATTTAGAGTTGCTTGAACGCCAAAAAGGTCACCCCTTGTAACCTCGTCACCGCGGCGAGAACAATCAGAGTTTCCAAAGCCCCCAAACCCTCTACCGAATAGCAAGCCAAGTAGCAAGCCTTCCATCATAGCAAAGTTTGATGTACCTCCAGTTGGGTAATAGCCACGTCCACCACCTTCTATAGTTACAGGGGAGTATTCCGCACTTTTGTCCATATCATTAACATAATTAATCGTTCGTGCAAAATCGCACAAGCAATTAATAAACAGAAGTGTCTGTATGTTTAAAGCTGTTAGATTATAGCTAACCCTTTAATCAGCTTCACGCCTTCGGAGCTATGGAATGTGTGAGCTATTAATCCGCTTTTGTAGTTACGCGTAAAGTGGTCGCCGTCTAGCACGCCGTTCTTATAGTTAGCTTTTAGCACCCAAACACCGCTTGATGTTTGGTCTGTGTATAAACCATCTCTAACGCCACACTTCCAGTTATCGCCTTCGCAAGACCCTAGCATTTCCTCCCTGCAGCGCATTACGCCGTTATCGTAAAACTCCCATAACACAAACCTTTCATCGCTCAGCTTTTCTACACACCGTTTACGCTTTGGGTTGTGAGTTTCAACCGTCCTAGTGTTGGCTTTCACCAAAGGGGTGTAGTCTCCTTTCATATGTACTATCGAACTAAGGTTTACATACTCCAAAAGGTGGGTAGACAAATTCAGGAGGTTCGTCTGTGAGATGATTAGAGTATGGGATCGTGAGGCTTACTGGACTGTATTCAGGAAGTTTGTCTGTGAGATGATTAGAGTATGGGATCGTGAGGCTTACTGGACTGTATTTTGGCTCACGATACTTAGACCTCTCAAATTCAATCTCTTGTTCTAGCTTCCGTATTTCTGTGGCAGCCTTCTCCTTAGCTAGCTCTTCCTTCAACTCGCTAATTTTTTTTGTGTAATCTGCTAGATCCATATAGTATAAATATTATTTTGTCCACACCTATAAACCTATAGAAGATTCGCTAATAAAGTTCAAGTGTTTCTTGTGATAAATAGCGTATTTATTGTTATCCCACGTTTACAAAGAAGCTGGAGTTTCTTTGGATTTGGCTTTGGATATGTGAACATGTATAATAGCTTATAAAACTTATAAGCTATCCGCATCTAAACCCATCTATCGGCTGGGTAATAAATGCTAATAGCTTTTCCTCTATAAATGGTAAGTATCTGGCTTTGTGTTTAATCTCTATACAAACCTCAAACCATTGTTCACCAATAGTATTGGTGCCATTCATTTTATACGTGTAAGCGTAATCAGCCTTGAACTGGCTTGGTCGGTCTTTTGTATGGTATATTTTTTCCTTTACTGCAGCCTCAAATGCGGAAAATAGCTTTACCGCCAATTCATTTACTGACTTATTTTTTGGAAGCGCATTGACATTTTTTGTGAAAGTAACGTATGTGGATGTAAGCCTTTCGAGCGGGTGAATTCCTGTAAGCAATATGTCTTTGAGATATTGGACTTCATTGACGGCGTCCTCCTCCCCAATATACTTGCAGCTGATTATAAAAACACCATCACCCCTATAATCTACGTGCGTATAAATATTTTTGGCAAGCTTGCTAACTGCACTTTCTACTTTAGCTGTAAGCTCTTCTTTAGTCAACGTAGAGCAGACTGTGAACTGATGAGATTTTTCAACTATAGATATAGATATTTCTGTCATAAAATTAAAAAGAATTAATTATCTGTAAAATACGTTGCAATAGCTTCTCGGACACCTATATTTGCAGTACCAAGGTTTGAACGCCATGTTACTTGTGTGGCAGTGCGGGTGACTATCTGGAAAATTCTACCTGCATCGCCCTCATCGTGTCCCCAGTAAATGTCACCTCGTGGTAATTCAGCACTAGGAAAAAAGCGTGTATCTGTTATAGTGATAGTTGAGTTTGCGTTTATACCTTGGCCACTGCCAACAACACATACCATTCTTCCATATTTTGAGAACCTTATTGTCGGAGAGCCTATGCCGCTGACAGTTGGAGTTATAGTCGCAATAAATGTCATGCTCATTAAGTCAGCATATTCCTTATTTGCGGCGTGGTCGTTAGCAGTTGGAATAAGCACGCCGGGAAGTACGTTAGAGCCGTTATCTATACCATTGTCAAAAGTCTTCCGACCAGCTATTGTCTGTGCCAAAGTGTTAATATGCCCTCTAACTGATACGGTAGCGTCAGGTATAGCCGATATGGCAGAATCTGTATATAGCTTAGAGCTTTCTGACGCGTCCTGCACATATGCTGTAGTAGCGTAGCGATTGTCGTTAGTAGTCGGTGTTTCTGTCTTGCCATATACAGAAACATAAGCTCCTGAAGTACTTATATTCTTCACCATATTAGAATCTGCGCAAACACGAACCTCAAGCGTTCCGCTATCTATACCCAATCCAAAATAATCTCCTTCTGAGGAGCCATTCCATAAACCTATCTTTTTTTCTGTGGTATTAGCGAAAAGCAATTGCTTCCCAGCGGTTAAGTTCAAAGTGCCTTGGAGCGTCTTGTCACCAGCGAATGTTTGTGCTACTGTGTTTACTAAACCTCTTACAGTAGGGGAGGCGTCTGGTATATCTGTGCCAAGTTCTGTGTAATCTACACCGACCAACATTGGATTTACAGTTTTATATTGGAATGCAGGCTCTGCCGAAGGTGTAGTCGGAGCAATAACATCCCACACATCATAATTGTTGTACGTTTTACTATAATGCACTTTAGTTATTGAAAACGTCATATCGTTTGCAGCCCCTGCTGTGATATAAGCCCACACGATAGCGTTGGTGTGTGAAAGGGTTGCTCTGGTTATCCCAACGCACTTTATATTATCACTTACTGCGCCAACAGCTATATCCCTATCATAGATGACTGCGCTATTCAATACTTGCCATCCGTTAGAACCTGAGACCTTAATCTCGCAAAACTGTAGCATATCACCATTAGTGCTACCTAGAGAAATGATATACTCTCCATTTCCATTAATTGTAGCCACTTGATACCACCCCTCTGTAAGGTTTGCGGCTGCTGTTACCTTTTTGGTGTCTGTCACAGGCAAAACCCAAGGATTGCTTGTCAAGGCAGTCCCAACTATTTTCTTTCTACTGTAAGTCCCAGAACCATCAACTGCAGTCGCTACCATAAGATACCCATCGAGCGTCCCATCTGTTGGATTAGTTACCGAACATCCACTGATTGCTAATGAAAAAACACCTACTGCGTTTGGGATTGGATTTAAAACAGTTGCGTTGTCAAACCAATATACTATCCCTGCGCGAAATTCAAGTACGTTATCTAAATCTAAAAGTTGGATACCATTTATTGGCAACCAAGACGGAGTTGTCTCTGCCCTTGGAAAAAACAATGCTGTGCCTTTTTCTTGGTCAGTAATATTTTTAAAATCCTGTTGTATTTCAGCTGTACCACCAGCCAAAGGAACGACAGTTGTCTTAAGAACATTAGTCGCACTAGTTGAATGTATCTGTGAAAAAGTATCTGGCACTATATTGCCACCGCCATCGGCTGTTTGCATTGTATGCCCTGCCACTCCTACCGCACCACCAAAGCCAACATTAACTGGCACAATTCTATTTGCACCAGCCGTCCGCCAATTAGTCTGCGCTGCTCTGCCGTCTAGCGTCATAACAGAAACTAAAGTTGCTGGCGAGCCAACTGGAGTTGGAACTGAATAAAACGCTTCTACCTGTTCTGCTGCATTCGCAGCGGTTGCATTGGCAAATGTAGTATTGCCATATACTATAACAGCACTACCAACCGCGCCAGTAAGGGCATCGTATTCAAGTGCATAAAGCCTTGCGATACCAAACATCCCAGACGGAATTGGGACAAGAGTCCCAGCCACAGCGTCATTATAAACCTTTTGTGGCTGTGTTATAGCTACTCCAGATTGAATTGTTGTTGAGCCAAACTGGTGTCTTTCATAAATTTGTGCAGGCGCTGTAGAAGCAGGAATGATAATGCCATTCGTTGCTTCGGAGTTAGCCATATTAACACCGACACCTTTTATTATTCCTACTCCAAGTCTAATTTCAAGAGTTGTTTGGCTAAACTCAGTACCTATCCTACCGCCAAGAATTGTAAAACTTGAAGACTCCTCTCTTGTTGAAGTACAGAGAAATGGCTGTGTAAACAGCAACGCAATTCCACCTGCAGTAACAACACCAAGGTTATTTACAGTCGCCTTGCCGACCATACATTGCGTTGCTGTTGGCAAGGCTGGGGTCGTTGAAACTGACAATAAAAATGGTTGTGTAGCTGTCTGTAGATAAATAAACACAGTTTGTGTGCCACTTGCAGGCAAGGCAACAAATGTTGAAATATCAATGCTTCCTGCGATAACTTCAAGCGTCTTGCCAGAAATTTTAGCGTAAGCAGAAAAACGCGAATAGTTAATAATATTAGGTGTCGCTCCAAGTGTAAAAACCAAATCACCAGAATTGATTGGGCTATCCGATGAATGCCAAACGCCTGATGTCTCTGCTGTTCTGCGCCCAGTGACTCTAACGCTTTGCCTTGCGATATTCCCAGTTAAAAGCGAGACTGTTGTTACTTTATCTGGCGTGATGTCTCCTTGCTGTACTGGGAATCCTTCTTGATTTTGTAGAGTTAATACCGTCTCAGTAGCACCATCTATTATCTTTAAAGTATCGCCACCAAGGTTGATAACTGGTGCTGTAAACTTTACAGAAAAACCATCGTATACTTGTGGAAACTTCCAGTCAGTAACAGTAATTGTGTATTGCTTTGCCACTTCATTATAAGTAGCATCAAAAACTATTGCAGTTGAAACAAACCTTGTTGTAGCATCATTTACTTTCTCTTGTAAGTCAAAAGCTTGCGTCCTTAAAGCTGGCAACACATTAGCCTCTTTAATGTCTGTAGTTTTTGATGTAGAAGTAGCGTTTTCTAAAATTGCAACAAAGTTACCAGAAAGCTTAGAAATTCTTAATGTCACCTCACGACCTCCAACTATATCCTCTTGCTTGCAAGGTGTGCCAAGAGAGTTAAAGTGTATCGGTATAGGAAGGAAATCATCAACAGAAAATGTTGACGGAGTTGCTCCAGAAGAATCAGCCGCACCTACTGCTATCTTAAAATGTTGCCCTTCCTCCCAGTCGCGCATTGGTTGCGCTAATGCTGGAAGGAATACATCTGTTATTGCATAGTTGTCTGCAGTTTTTACAGCCTGATATACAATCTCCATTCGCTGAAGATTTTCTGCAATTATTTCTTCGCCACCACTACTTCCACCCGGGAAGCCACTTGAAAAAAAACCAGACACTGTTAATTAATTTAATTATCTTCTTAGGTTTGAAAGTATTAACAAATAACTTAAAAGTCAATTATTCTGTATCTCTTGGAGACATCGCAAACACTAAGCTTCTAATCCCAACAGGAGATGGATGTATTGTGTTAATTAACGGAAACTTTGGTACACACTTTTGATGCACATTTTGTGTATAGTTTGCTTGTGCTTGCACTATCTTAAAACTTCCTCCTTTGTCACTCTCTGTAAGATTTGCAAGTGCCGTAAAAGGGTCTCCTAGTTTAATTGACTGATTTAAAACAGCTTCTTGAAACTCAGCGAGTGGTATTCTGCCACCTTTTGTAATAACATAATCATCGCCTGTGATAGTGGAAGTGCATAGGGTATTTGGTGTATACCGTGTTAAGCCAGCAATAAGCCTCGTTTGTTCAATGTTGTTAAGTCGCGGCCCTGTTGGAGTTATATCTGGCACAAAAGGTGAATACATAGCGTGGATTGGCTCTCCAAAGAAAACGTTTGTGTAGAAAGCGTTGGAGGGGATTATTCCGTAATGTCCATAAATATCAAAGAAGTATCCTAGCCCTGTAATAGTGTCCTCATAGCACTCCACTAATTCCCAACTGCTATCGTTTGGAATTATCAGCGGTGGCTTTTCTCCGTCTGGATAAAAAGTTGGAGTACTAAAAGGCTCTCCCTTGCATATGTAAATATATCTCCAAGGGCTTACAAGGCAGCCAGCAGGAACAGCATTAATATTAGACAGGCTGTAATCTCTTACTGGAGCCATATAAAATTTAAGTCCGTTTACACCAATTTTTGCTAAAGCGCTAGCGCGTGGGACGAACGCTTCTTGTGTGTAGACACCAAGATATCCGTCTTTGTATGGCAATCCGCCAATAAGGTTCTCGTTGCCGACGTCGGCAATCTGCAATGTGCCAAAATTCTCAACGTAGCTTTCAAGCCATTGACCAGTACCTTGGGCAGGGGCGCTACCTTTTTTTGTTTCAACTGCCAAAGTTACGCAAGTGCCTCTCGCTGCGCGCAATGACAAAGAGCCTTTGGTTAAGCCTGCGTTGCCTTGCTCTGCTTCGGTAAGTGCGGCATAATCTTCGCCAAGGCGGCACTCCGTACCTAAGCCTAGAATCCTAGACTGCGGACGGCTTATACGGTAGAAAGCAGGAAGTTGGTTTGTGCCATTGACAAAGCTTACACAGGAAAGATCTTCATCGTCCAATATGTATATAGTTGGAACTGGCGCTTGCACAGCTACCATTCTGTTTGCCTGCGCTTCTGCCGTGAGGCTTTGCTGTTGTAAGCTTTTTAAAAAGCCCGGATTGTGTATTGCAACATCCGTTACAAAAACTGGATTGTTCGTTTGAAAATTATACTCCACAACGCACAGCTGGTTTCGGTTTGTCCCGAGAAAAGCCACTATGTTGCCAACCACGACAGGCTGGACCCTTGCGCCGCCAAAACCGCTTACAGCACTCATCTGGGCAGCTTGTGCAGAAAAGTTTTGCTCCGAAACTATAGCAAAAGAACTTGTGTCGCTAAGAAATAAGAAGCCATTTACTAAAGGTGCAACGGAGTGTGGCTGCGCTTCTCTGGCAACTCCAAAGCCTTGTGAGAATGGGGCATTTGCGCTTCCAACTGACTCAGTACTGGTGCTAAAATAGCTTTGCGTTCCGCCTCTTGAAAAGTTTACTTCCGTCAATCCGCGCACAGTTTCGTCAACACGAAAGCCGTTGTGAAGTAAGGCTGCATTTCGCGGCCCATTGGCAATGCTAATAACTTGTGTGCGTGGATAAATAGTCTGGTATCCAACGCCTGTATACACTGAATAATTATAAGCACCAGATTCTATCCTGCCAATTGTTGTAAGCGAAAGCCCTGCTAGCGCAAAATCATCGCTCTCCCCAACCACAGTGCCATAATTGTTTTCTTGGTTTGAGGCAGGATAGCCCATTTGCTTACCACCATCGAACACAACGCCAGCCCATAACGTGGCAATATTTGGAACTACCTGTGATTCTTCGTTTACATTCTCCTCAGGTTTCCCCTCTTCTGTTATATTACATTGGAGTATCTTAAACTGATAATAGTCAGGCGGAAAATTGCAGTTGTTCTCTGAGGGATGCAGTGGGAATTTTCTATCAACAATCAAGTTATCATCGGAGTCTCTGGTTATCTTGGTTTTAATTGCTTGCATCGTCAAGATCGGATGCACCATTGGCTCTGCTTGGTTTGCAGTCAGTGGATGGTAATAAAAGCTTAAGTCAGTAGATAAACTGCCAGCCTTCTCCCTGTCAAGTTGTGAATTTGTTTGGCGAAGGCAGTTCCTTTCGGTTTGCGAAGGTGCTGCTCGCAGATCAAATGGTAAATTGTTCGCGATAAAAACAAGTTCATTGTCAGCTGTGAAATCAAATGTTTGCGCCTGCGTATAAGGAGAACTAACTAGCTCTGCTTTTTTGTAAAAATCCAAAGTGAACATATTTGTCTCGCCAAACACAACTGGTGTTGGAAGAGCTTCGCCGTTAAAATCTGCACATTGTATTGTTCTTTCGTACTCTAAAATATTTGGATCTACAGCTTCAAAGCTATTACCATCCCATATTCTACTGATAATCCAGTTGCGGTTTACAAAGTTTTGTTGCTTATCTGCTTTTTCAAAAATCATTAATGGAGTTGCCCAAGGCATTTTAGGTGGCTTGCTTCCCCACGAGGCGGCTGGGGTGAGCCAGCTTCTGGGAGGAACGGCAATGCAAGTGATTGCGTCCATATAATTAGCGCTAAAAGTATTGTTGTTGTTGCCAGTGAGTGGCTCTTGCGGCCCATTATATTTTAAACTAAGTAAGCTTCTGGAGTTCTTTGGCACAAAAGCATTAACGTAATCAATACCATAAAAGCCTTCAGTAATTACTTGGATGCCATCCTCGTAATGTGCTGAGAAAATCTTTCCATTGTCCACTCCGCCACCAGACACTTGACCGCCCCAGCCATCGTCAAAGTAGTAAGCTCTTCTAACACATTTCTGCCTAAACTTGGTATCATCTTGTGCGGGGAAGGTTGGGTTGTCAAATTTCCAACTAACTGCGTATTTAGGCATATCTGGGATGACGACAAAAACTTTATTCGTGTCGCTAGCTACAGAGATGTGTACTCTCTCCATTTGCGCCTGTGTTAGCTTTGGGATTGACAAAGTAGCAAGGAGTACTTTATCGAATAAAAGCTCACTATTAAAGCTTGTCCCGCCGCCTGCGTTGGGAGACCTTGCGGTGCTTCTTAAAACGTGTACTTCGTAGCGGTCTAGGTTTGTAGCGTGGTCTGTAAAAACTAAATAATAGCTAGAGCCTTTAACTACAAATGGATAAAAAAACCTAATTGGCTGCAAATCTTCATCGCCAATAAGGCGGAAATACCCCTCAAACAATGTTCCGTTAACCCTCTGTAGCGTGCCTTGCTGGCTTACAGCCATATTGATACATTTATTTGAGCCATTGGTAGCGCCACCAACAGCAAAACCAGACGAGACTTCACCAGAGAAAGCATCTTGTCTAATGAACTGGTCGTCTCTGTCAGCCATACTATTCTAACTCATTCGCGTGCGTTGTAATATAGCGAGTATCGCCAGTATCAGCAAAAATATTTAGGTTCACAGCTTCCTCAAGATATAATAATACCACTTTATAATGTGAGCCATCCATTGCTACAATAAATGGCAAGCTAGCTTCAACGCCATTAGGACTGTTAAACAAAGTCATCTTTGCCTGCATTGTCCAAGGACGCAGAAGCGGATTCTCTTGCTTAGACCTTGGTGGCGTCTTACGCATTACAAAAACATCGCCAACTTCTAATTTTTCTGCTTGCAGTGTTACAGTGAAATTAAGCAACGACTGTGCGGCATTTGTAGCGTGCAAACCAGTATTGCTGAACCACATACTTTTATCAAAGTTTGGTTCAACTATGTCTGCTGGCGTGGCAGAATTATAATCAACAAAGAAATGCACACCTCTCTCTGTAAACTTATCTTCCATATAGTAATAATTTATTTTGCAATTACTTCAAAGGCTACATTGTTAATTAAGTTAAAGTCAACCATTGTTAGCGTTTGAGTATTTCTTTGTCAGTTTGTTGACTTTGCCGTTTCAAGAAGTTGGTGGGGGTTTCGTGGTAACTTATTTTAAATTCGTTGCCCTTTCTTTCCATTGTTAGTAATACTTCTTGTTGTAAGCCATCTGCGCCTTCAAACCGCATATGTGGCAAATACCCATAATCACCAACGAGCTTATGATAAATAGTATAGGGTCTATTCTCTGTTATGGCTTTGAATTTAACTTGGTCTTCTTGCGATGAATTTGCAATCATATCCTTAACACCCCTATCAAGAAACTTAGCATCACTGTCCGCCACCGTGCCGCCAAGCTTAGCATGCAAGTAGTCTCTTGTTTTTTTTTCGTGTTTTTTAGGGGTAATGTTAAAAGTTGAATAGTTAAGATTGCCATATTTTAAAGTATTATCATTAATATACTCTTTTATTTGATTGGGATCAATATAAGTCTTGCCTTTGCTAGAATACGCATCGTTAACTTTGTACAAAACTTCGGCGTGTTCTTTAGTAATTTCACCTTTATCTACTGCGCTTGCAATAACCTTTACAACATCAGACACATTATTGTTTTGTTCTGCGCCAATGTTGAAAAGCTTCGATGAAGATTTAGGATCGCTGTTGTAAATTATCAAGCCTGCATGTGGATCACTACTCATCGCTTCATATTGATCAATCGCTTTACTGCTTGCTCCATTGGTAAATGCGAGATAATCGGCAGCTCTAGCATCTGGTTTTGCCGAATCGTCTCTGTAGACTCTGTCTCCTGATAAATCTTGTTGGAAGAGAGTGTTGGAGACGATGGAGCCAGGTTTAACTTCGCCGAGAGGAAAAACATAATCTATTATATTTCTCAAAGAAACCTTGCCGTCTGGAGGTATTTTTTTGCCTTGCTTAGCCATATTTTCTCTTGCCAGCTTCTCAGCGCCACCCCCATCTTTTATGTAGGCTTGAAAGTTAGTGTGGGCTCTGTGTAGCAAGTAATTTCTTTTTGTGGTGGGGTAAGCGTCTAGTTCCTTACTTTCAGG